CTAGTGTAAAAATAGCTACTGATGCTATTACTAGTGTAAAAATAGCCAATGATGCTGTTACTGCTGATAAAATTATTACTAATGCTGTTACCGCTGATAAAATCAATGCTAACGCTGTTACTGCTGATAAAATCAATGCTAATGCTGTTACTGCTGCTAAAATAGAGGCTAATGCTGTTACTGCTGATAAAATCAATGCTAACGCTGTTACCGCTGATAAAATTAGTGCTAACGCTGTTACCGCTGATAAAATTAGTGCTAACGCTGTTACTGCTGATAAAATCAATGCTAACGCTGTTACTGCTGATAAAATCAATGCTAATGCTGTTACTGCTGATAAAATCAATGCTAATGCTGTTACTGCTGCTAAAATAGAGGCTAATGCTGTTACTGCTGATAAAATTAGTGCTAACGCTGTTACCGCTGATAAAATTAGTGCTAATGCTGTTACAGCTGATAAATTAAGTAGCAATACTATATTAGTAAATCAATCACTAACAGTAGGTAATCCAGTAGTAACAGGCACAACTATTACATCAGGTAGTGGAGCCGTTATTACTGGCGGAAGTAGTAATGCTAGCAATACTGTAGCTTTTGGCAATAGTACTGCTAATATTGTAGTAAAAGATGGAGTTATTGCTCTTAATGGAGATATAGTAGGTACAAGTAATATTAAAACAAATGCAATTACTAGTGAAAAAATAGTTTCTGATGCCATTACTAGTGAAAAAATAGTTTCTAATGCCATTACTAGTGTAAAAATAGCTACTGATGCTATTACTAGTGTAAAAATAGCTACTGATGCTATTACTAGTGTAAAAATAGCCAATGATGCTGTTACTGCTGATAAAATTATTACTAATGCTGTTACTAGCGTAAAAATAGCTACTGATGCTATTACTAGTGTAAAAATAGCTACTGATGCTATTACTAGTGTAAAAATAGCCAATGATGCTGTTACTGCTGATAAAATTATTACTAATGCTGTTACTGCTGATAAAATCAATGCTAATGCTGTTACTGCTGATAAAATCAATGCTAATGCTGTTACTGCTGATAAAATTAGTGCTAACGCTGTTACCGCTGATAAAATCAATGCTAATGCTGTTACTGCTGATAAAATTAGTGCTAACGCTGTTACTGCTGCTAAAATAGAGGCTAATGCTGTTACCGCTGATAAAATCAATGCTAACGCTGTTACCGCTGATAAAATCAATGCTAATGCTGTTACTGCTGCTAAAATAGAGGCTAACGCTGTTACTGCTGATAAAATCAATGCTAACGCTGTTACTGCTGATAAAATTAGTGCTAACGCTGTTACTGCTGATAAAATCAATGCTAACGCTGTTACTGCTGATAAAATCAATGCTAACGCTGTTACCGCTGATAAAATCAATGCTAACGCTGTTACTGCTGCTAAAATAGAGGCTAACGCTGTTACTGCTGATAAAATCAATGCTAATGCTGTTACTGCTGATAAAATCAATGCTAATGCTGTTACTGCTGATAAAATCAATGCTAATGCTGTTACTGCTGCTAAAATAGAGGCTAATGCTGTTACCGCTGATAAAATTAGTGCTGGTAGTATTACAGCCGATAAATTAAGTAGCAATACTATACTGGTAAATCAATCACTAACAGTAGGTAATCCAGTAGTAACAGGAACAACCATTACATCCGGTAGCGGAGCCGTTATTACTGGGGGAAGTAGTAATGCTAGCAATACTGTAGCATTTGGTAATAGTACAGCAAATATTGTAGTAAAAGATGGTGTTGTTGCTCTTAATGGAAAATTAGTAAGTAGTAATAATGCCAATTTTGGAGTAATACAGAGTATTTCACAAATTAAATATCTTTATGGTATAACAAGCCCGGCGGCACCAGATGAGGATTTTGATACGCAAGGTTATAATGGTGAAAATTTTGTTAATGGTTTTGAATTGTCTAGCATAGCAAATGATGGAACTAAAGCTAGACCTATTGTTACTATTCCAGGAAATACAGATGCAACTAAAAGTTATAGAGTAAATTTAAAATTTACTCTTACAATGGAAATTTCACAGCATTTATTTACCGGAGTATACGGTATACTTGTGTATAGAACTAATATTGGTGATGGATATGCACCAGTAGATTCTTTAAGATTTAAACATACTCTTGGAATTAATCCTCCTGTAGGCACTGTGCATGTTTTTAAAAAATATATCTATGGAGGCATTGATGCAGAGTGGGGTAAAGAGACCAAAGATATAGTTGTAGATATTTTAGAATCTACAGATGATGCTGCTAATAGTTTATATCCTGGCTATACCGCAATTCAACATGGTAAAACTTATAGCTATCATATTTATTTCTTTAGTATGCAATACGGCCAAGATCGAGTAACTGTTCAAACAAATAATTTTACGTACTATAATGGAGGTGATACAGTAATACCAATACCACATCTTGGACTATATGATATAAAATATGGTTATATTGTTAGGGGCCCAGGACTACCTTCTACTTATTTTCGAAGAACTCCTACACTTGCGGCTAATAGTGAATACTTAAGATTTAATACTAGTACTGATTTAAATATTGGTATGACTGTAAGTGGTCGAAGAATTCCTAAAAGATCTGCAATATATACTAAACCTAACAGTACAGAAATAAATTTAGCTACATTTGATGGATCTGGTTTTGGAAGAGATACAAGTTATGTACCTATTATACCTATAAGTAATTCGGATTGGGATAAAGTATTTTTTGGTCCTCCGTTAATTAGAAGTATTAATAATGTTACAATAAGTATATGGGGACAGTTTTCAATACCTTGGCAGTCCACAATTACAATAGAGCCTCAATTATACGGAGGTAAAGTAGGAGCTATATCTTATCCATCAGGAATTATAGAAACTATAGTTTATTATATTTAAATTATTACTAAAAAAATACCCGACCCTAAACCAGGGCGGGTATTTTTTACATTGACAACTTTATGCTCTTGTGTTACAATAGTTGAAAATGTCCGTTTCAAAACTAAAATTTTCAAGGAGCCAAACCTTTTAGGCTACTGCACGGAAAGAAAGGGTAAAGAATGTTAGAAATATCAGAACAAGTCATTCAAGTCTTGGGCCTTATTGCTATAGCCGTTGTAGCCGCATTTTTTGGCATCCAGCAGCTAATAAAAAATTGGAAAGCAACCCAAGCAGAGTCGGGAATTATACAAATTATGCACCGAGAGCTAGAGCGAATGGGTGAGCAGAATACTAAACTAAGCCTAGAGCTTGGTAGACTACACGAGCAGATTATAGCCCTGAACAGGGAACTAGAAAAGCTTACACTCGAAAACCAACGCTTACAGGTTGAGGTAGTTGCACTAACAAATGAAGTCGGTATATTTAAACGACTAGCAAAACAAGGAGCATACCTAGATGCAACAACCAGCTAAAATTAATTATAAAGTGTATCAGGGTGCAACCTTTCAAGAAATTTATCGTTGGGAATCGCAAACAAAAGTTTACACACCCATCTCACAAATTTCTCGGAGTGCGCCTTGTGTAATAACTACAACTACTGCATCAAACATTCCCATTGGCTGGCGATTTCGTGTGGCGGGCGCTGGCGGAATGAAAGAAATTAATAGTGTGGGTGAGGATAATTGGTATATAGCTACTGGGGTTAGTGGTACGCAAATTACCATAAATCAGGTAAATAGTTTGAGTTATACTCAGTACACCAGTGGCGGAGTAGTAGAGTATAATGACTGGGTTGGACTAAACAATCTTACAGCACGTATGCAAATTCGTGAAACTGTTGAAAGTCCTGCCATAATATATCAGTGCGGAACCCAAACCGGTGAAATTGTCCTTGATCAAGTCTACAAAACAATTACTATAACTATTCCTGCCGGCATAACCGAAGATTTTACTTTTGAAACTGCTGTATATTCTGTAGAATTAGTAGATCAACAAGGTAGAGTAACTCCTTTCTTAACAGGTAATTTAGTACTAGTTAAGGAGGTAACCCGATGACAACTACAGTAGTCGTAGATAAAAATACTACAGTAACTATACGGGAACAAACAGTAAATACTGTAGTTGTACGAGACCAAACTCCCAGAACTGTTATAACCGGTATAATGGGGCCTCCTGGAAAAACTACAGTAAGTGGCCTAGAAGATGTTGATGTAACCTCTTTAAATCCCGGAAGTATACTAGTATACAATACACAAACTCAAAAATGGATTTCAACTACCTTGCTGAATCAACAAACAGTTGATTCAGGCCAATATTAAAAGGGACAAAAATGGCTTCTATTATTAGAATTAAACGTTCAGAGGTAGCTGGAAATCCAAGTGTTCTAGCTGCAGGCGAAATGGCCTACTCTGGATTAGTTAATAACGATTCAAATGGCGGTGACCGCCTATACATTGGTATGGGTAACGAAAATAATGGTAACGCTGTTAATCACGTAGTAATTGGTGGTAAATACTTTACTGACCTACTAGATCATACACGTGGTACACTAACAGCTAGTTCTGCCATTATCGTTGATGCAAATAAAAAGATCAATGAACTACTAGTAGATAATATTACAATAGATGGTAATAGCATCACTAGCACTGATAGCAATGGTAATATAAATATTACTCCAGACGGTACCGGTATTACCATAATTAAAAATATTTATACCGATGCCAGCACTAGTCTTGCTGAGTATATCTACGACACTGTAGGTGGAGCAATTACTGCTGGTACAGGTATTACTGTAACTAATAGTGATCCCGGTAATACTAGTACAATTAGTATCACTGCTACTGGCGTAACAGCTGGAAGTTACGGTTCTCAAACTGCAATACCTGTACTTACCGTTAATGCACAAGGTCAAATTACTAGTGTTAATACTGAAAATATTGCCACTAACCTAAATATTGCTGGCGGTACAGGTACTGATGCGGTTGCACTACTCACTGATACCTTAACATTTACAGGCGGTACTGGCGTTACTACTGCAGTTACTAATAATACAGTAACTATTAGCATAGGTCAAGCTGTTGGTACTACCAGTGATGTAACGTTTAATAATGTTACAGTAAATGGTCAATTAAGCAGTGATGATATTACAGCTGCAAATATTAGTGTAGCAGGTAATGCTACTATTACTGGTAATCTTACTGTTCAAGGTACTACTACCACTGTAAATAGTACGGCCGTTGCAATTACAGATATTAACATTGAACTAGCCAAAGATGCTACAACTGCTGCTCAAGCTAATGGTGCTGGTTTAACAGTAACAGGAGCTGGTGCAACACTTACTTATACCAGTGCAGATGATCGCTGGAATTTAAACAAAAACTTAGTAGTTACAGAAGTTATTGGTAATAGTGCTACAACTACTAAATGGAAAACAGCCCGCGACTTAAGCCTAACTGGTGATGCTACTGCTACTCTAGTAGGCGTAGATGGTAGTGCTGCAGTAAGCGCTGCAATTACCCTAGCTACTGTTAATGCAAATGTTGGTAGTTTTGGTGATGGTTATACAGTACCTACAGTAACAGTTAATGCCAAAGGCTTAGTAACTGCAGTAACCACAACAGCAATTCCAACTGCAACTGCAGCAGCAACTAGCGGTGCAGCTACACTAGGCTTAGCAAAATTTAATAGTGCAAACTTTACAGTTGACAGTGGCTGGGTAACTATAAGTGTAGTTGAAGGCGGAAGTTATTAAAAGGTAGTTTTTTAACTACTAGTACAAGTCCTTTTTAGGAAACACTATGGCTAGATTAATACTTAAAAAATCAGCGGTTATTACCGATGGTGCACCAAAACAACCTGCGCCAGGCGACCTTGAGTACGGTGAGCTTGCCCTTAACTATGCAGTTGGTACACTCTACTACAAAAAATCTGATAATACAATTGGTGCTATTGGCGCAGGTGCTTCACCTGGCAACGGCACCCTGACACTCCAGGCTCAGGCGGGCCTAACTAACACTAGTGTTTCCATTGGTACAGGTACAGGATTTAGTGCTAATACTGCAACTAATACAACCTATCAAGTTAATGTTGGTCCAGCACTTAGTGCACTAGCTGGCACCATGACAGGTGCAGGTAGTGGCTTTTTACGCAAGTCGGGTGCTGATACTTATGAGGTAGATACTAATACGTACGCTACTGCAAGTAGTTTAGCTAATTACTTGCCGCTTGCTGGTGGCACCATGACTGGTGCTATTAACATGAGCGGGACTCAAACCCTTACACGTGCTGGTTTTGCTGGTATTGAGTACTACAATACTGCTGGTACTTGGGAAGTCTATATTGGTACTGAAAATAACACCGGCAATGTACGGTATAATTCTAGACAGGGTACACATACTTGGTATGCAAATGGAACTTCCATAGGTTCTTTAGCTTCAACAGGGCTTAATGTTGCCGGAACCTTAACTTTACAAGGTAATAGACTAGGTATTAAAAATACTGCTATTACCGCTGGCATAGACAGCGTAGCAGGATGGGCTTACGACAGCACATTTAGTGTTGCTAATCCAGTTGATATATTCTTTAAACCAGACGGTTTAATAATGTATCTAGCGTTTTCTAATTCAATTACCCAGTATAATTTGTCAGTTGCATGGGATATCACCACAGCAGTAGCAGGCTCAACATTTTCAATGTCACTAATTGACGTTAGTACATTAGGATTGTTTATTAGTCCAGATGGTACTAAGATGATAACCTCTGGTAACAGTGGAGTTGTTATTGCCAACGGTTCAGGTGTTGCAGGCGAAGATAGAGCTTACTATTTTACCTTAGGTACACCTTGGGATATAACAACCGCTAGTTTAGTAAGTTCAATACGATTTGCCATAGGTGATGCAGGTGGTATTCCAGCAGCAATGACTGCACCACAGGCGGTAGACTTTAAGAATGATGGTACAATAATGTACATCATAGATTCAACTACTGATGCTGTGCATCAGTTTGCGTTGAGTTCGGCATATAATGTTGCAACGGCAACCTGGACTAAACAATTTAGTGTTAGTGGCCAAGAAAGCGGCCCAACTGGTCTGAGATTTAACACTGCTGGTACACGCATGTACGTATACGGTAGTACCGGAGACGACGTAAATGAATATAGATTGGGCACAGCGTGGGACATTGCCACTGCTGTATTTTATGATAAATTCTACACAGGTTGGTTTGAACCTACTCCAACCGGTATATACATTAACGAATCTGCTAACGTAGCATTCTTATGCGGATCTAGTGGTGATGTAGTATTAAAATTCCGCACAGATCGTCAGGCAGTAGAGATTGACGCAGAAACTACTACCAGTAAAATTGAACTTGCTGGCAACACGAGAGTTACAAATAACTTTTACGTTAACGGACGTACAGTACTTGAAGGTCGAGTTGACACCCTTGGAGATCTTGTTATCGGGGGTGATATTACAGTTCTTGGTAATGATTTAGTTGTTGGTTCTGCTACGAGTAGTGCGACATTATTCTCTGGATTAACGTCGGGTGCTTTAAGCATCGCTACCAGCGAAACAACTGGTGCAATTACTGTAGGCGGAACAGCAGCCACTGGTGTAATCACCGTCGGTCAGTCCACAGTTAATCAGACTTTAAACTTATCATCGGGTGCTACTACCGCAGTTTCGACTAAAGTTATTAATATTGGTACCGCCGGTCTTGCAGGTTCGACTAGTACAATTAACATCGGATCAACAGTTTCGGGAGCACTGGGTGTTACTACAATAGGTGGAACACAAACTATAATTAGTTCTACTACTTCTGCTGTTTCAACTACTACTGGTGCATTAGTAGTTGCCGGTGGAACGGGTATTGGTGGAAATTTACATGTTGCCGGAACCCTAACACACGCAGGCCTAGCTCCTAGTACCGGTACTGGTATAGATCAAGTATATACTCATCAACAAAGCATCACACTAACTACTAGCTGGCAAGATACTGGAGTAAATGCTGCCGAACTTGCAACTGGTAGTTATATTGTTCAAGTAACTAACGTAAGTGACCATACAGTAGGTGGTACTCAATATCAAGAATACTATACTGGCGTAATGAGTTGGTTTGCTGGCAATACTAATAGTGAAGTAACTGATGAAATTGTCTTGCACCGAGCAGGGCACGCACCAAATAGTGGAACAATATTCCTAAGAGTTCAAAGAACTCCTGGTGAAAACGCAGACGATTTAAAGCTACAGGTAGCTGGAACAACTACGAATAGTGCGGCATACCAGTACACATTTAAGTTTCGCAGATTGATATAACCTCTGATAAATAGGGACGAGGATATGTTTAAAGTAAAAGATGGTATCAGAATAGGTGCCCAAGAATTTGTAGACGGCAGCAGAAATGTAACTGCAGGCACAGTCTCGGCCTCAGACGTTACCATTAGTGGCGAGCTTCGTGGCCCAGCTACTATGTATATTGACCCTGCCGGTATCGGTGATAATACAGGTACGCTAGTAATTCGTGGTAATTTACAAGTAGACGGTACAACTACTACAATTAACTCTACCACAGTAGCTATTGATGACCTAAACCTACAATTAGCTACGGATGCCCCTAATGCAGCTGCTGCAGATGGTGCAGGTATTACTATTGGTGGTGCAGGTGCAACCTTTACCTATGTGTCCAGTGGCGACAAGTGGCAGCTAAATAAATCCTTAGAAATTAATGGCAATCAGGTTTGGCATGCTGGCAACTTAACAAATCTTAACCAACTTACTAATGGTCCAGGCTATATTACCGGTTATACAGAAACAGATACACTCGCAACTGTAACTGCAAGAGGTGCAAGTACAAGTAATTCAGTTACACTGAGTGGAACGGGGAATCAGTTTGGTGGTCACTTCTATTTTCTTCCTTGGGATTCTGCTGGAAATCACTATCCTCATTTTAACGACGGAGGTAATGCTTCAGGATCTAAAGTTAATTGGCGTCTATTTACCGGAGGCACCAATAGCATAACACACTATTGGGATACTGGATATACGTATTTTGCGAATAGAGTTGAGTCTGCGAGTGACATGCGCGCTACACTATACTATGATGCTACTAATACTTCTTATTATTTAGATCCAGCAGCAGGATTTTATCTGTTTGCGAGTTCATCAAGTGCTGTTATAAATGGCACAGAATCTTCTTCTGGGCTTATTATTCAAAACAATTCCACTGGTGGTCCAAAACTTTCTCTTAAATCTACAGCAGCATCTGGAAAAGATCTATGGTTTATTTCCAATAATACCAGTAACACAGATGGAGCTGGCAGACTCCAGTTATGGAATAATAGCGACGGCTACACTTTTGCTACTTTTGGCACTACTGCAGGCGCTAATCATTTTATCTATGGTGCATATACACAAATGAGTGGTAGTGCGAGAGCACCAATATTCTATGATTCAGATAACACTGGTTATTATGTAGATCCAGCAAGTACGTCAAATCTTTCGGGTTTAACTGTTAGTAATGCTATTTCGGGTAACGTTACAGGATACTCTAAGTGGATTGACAGAGTCCCTGCATATCAATGGAGCAACTCAACCCTGCCATCTGGGTATAACTCCGGGGTGGAGACATCATTTGTTTCTTCTGCTGAAGGGTGGCCACAATACGGCGTTGTATTAAGTGTAATGGGACGTGTTCCTGTAGATCCGGGTGGAAATTTTCAATTATTCATGGGACATGGTGCAAGCTATGGAGGATTAGGGTTAAGAGTTAGATCAATCAATCAAACAAATAATCTTTGGACTTCTTGGAAAATTTTACTTGATGAAACTAACTACACTAATTATGCAATGCCTATTGGTTCTTCAGCAACAAACTCTGTTGATATAAGAGCACCGATATTCTATGATTCTGCTGACACTGGTTATTATGTCGATCCGAATAACACATCCCGTTTAGCTGAATTGAGAGTTGGCGGTGGACCTGGTGGTAGTACAGCGGGTAACTTATACATACAAGGAAATAATGATTGGAGATGGATTGCCGGACACGTGCCAAACTATGGTGTAGGAAATGGATTTGGCTTATATAGCGATTCTCTTGGTTACTATTTAATGTCTTTATCGACTTCAGGAAATTGGTATTTTGGTGAAAACAATCACAATTCATCTCACAGAGTAAGTATCAACGGTACCGGATATGCATCTGGTGATTTTAGATCTCCTATCTTCTATGATTCAAACGATACTGCATATTATACAGATCCTGCAAGTACATCTAGGTTAAATAGCATTCTTCCAAATGAAATTCAACTTTATGCAGGTAAAATACAACATGGATCTGGTTCTGGTGGAACTTCATTTGGTGGGGGCCATTATTCACAGGGTATGGATATAGCTAATGGCTATAGTAGTTGGTCATATCCATATAAAGACTATATCATTGGACACCATACTGGAATTAGAATAGGTGGTTATTATAATTACGGAGGAACACGATTCTATAATAATTCTCCGACAACTGATGCTGATATGAATGGTCATGGTGATGGTGGAGAAACACTATTATTCTCGACGGGAATGTGGGATAATAATGTTAGATCACACGTTACGCTGTATGCTCCATTTATATACGACCTTGATGATACTAATTATTATCTAGATCCAAACAGTGGCTCTAGACTACTTCACATTTTTGCTGGAAACGTAAGTTCCAGCAATGATGGTAGTTGGAATGCTAGAATGAATCTTGTTGGTTCTGCTCATGCGAGATTAGATGTAGTTAGCAATAGTGATGGCATTATCACTACGATGTATTCACACACTGGTCAAGGCGTGGGCAAAATTGGAACGATGTCTAATCATCCGCTAACGTTAATGGCACAAGGCGCTAATGACGGAGGATACGTTTACAACGGATCAATTCGTTCACCAATTTTCTATGATGCTAATGATACTAATTATTATTTAGATCCAGCTAGCACATCGAGATTAAACACTTCGCGAATTGGGAACATTAATGTAGGTTCTGGAACTTATTTAAATACGATAACACCAATTGGTGATGGTAATATTAATTTAAGTGCACCAAGTGGGGCATTTTATTTTGACACTTGGCCAAGGATGCCAGGATTATATGATATTAATGATACTGCATACTATGTAGATCCAAATTCAAATTCTAAACTCGTAAATCTTGGATTAGGTGGTGCCACACCAGACGTAAGATTAAGTATTAGTGGTGATGCACATGTATCAGGCTTCCTTTACATGGCGGGGACTGCAGGATCAGCTGGTAGCTGGGGATCGAGAGATTATACATCAGGAAGCAGTAGATACTTTAACGCTAACTACTATGAATTTAATAATGTTGGATATGGATCGACTTGGTCATTTACAATTAGCAGTGGAGATACAACATCTTCTTCTTCATCTAGAGCACCTATATTCTATGATTCAAATAATACAGCATACTATACAGATCCAGCAAGCACATCCAGACTAAACTCAATTACTATTGATGACGGCAATGTACAACTGTATAAACCACAAACAGTTGACATGTCGAACACTTCGACATATAGCACAAGCAATTACTATCCTGTAACTATACAAGTTCCAACTGGCGGATGCTGGATAGAGATTCAAAATAATTTAAACTCTAACGTTCCATCTTGGGCTACACACCCAAGCGGATTTACTTTAAATCTAAGATGGTGGACTAACGGTAGTAGCTGGGGAACTACTGAAGTTAAGAGAAGGGTAGAACAATACCACGAAAGATTTACTAATTTGACTATTTGTGGTGGTATTACGCAAATGATACATAGTAGTACTGAAGTTGTATGGCTACGCGGTGGTGGCACCTACTACTTTTATTTTAGTCGCAATTTAGGTGCTACTGCACAATCAAGTACTTACAGTATTAATAGTCAGAGTGTATCACCAACTTCATCAGCTCAAAATAGTGTTTGGGATTCTGCTTCTGGAGCACATACATCTTATAATACACGCGTCGACGCCGATAGTCAGATGCGTTCACCGATATACTATGATTATAATGATACTGGTTATTATGTCGACCCTGGTGCCGATTTATCTTTTCGCACAGCTGGGTACATAAATTTATTTAGAAATGATGTACAAGCTATTTTACAATCGCAGAATACTTCTGCTGGAAGTCCTGCCCAATTTAATTTGCGCCATAGTTATGGTGATGTAGTTTTAGAAAATTACAGAGGTGGGATCCTTGAGTATGCCACTGCGGTTCAAACCAACAATAGTTATCGCGCACCAATATTTTATGATTCAAATGATACTGGTTATTATTTTGATGGTACAGGTGGAACACGTCAATCTAGATTTTTGACTATAAGTGGTGGAGCTACTGGCATCTACGGGAATGAATTAGTTGTTGGCGCTACTGCTGTACAATACTCTCTTCAAGATACTAATCAACGAGCAATTATTCAAGCACATGGCGCGTATCCGGTAATATCACTAAATCATACTGTTACGTCTAACACACAGCATGGACCAACTATTCAGTTTACATCTAATGGCACAGGGCATCAATTTGTTATTGGTACTAATGGTACTGGTACTATGTTGTCAATGGGTTATTCTTCTGCAGGTGACTGGAATCCTCACAATGGTATTTCTGGATATAATGGTACTTCATTCTTCCATGTTGGAACAAACGGCTACATCGGAATAGGATCTGAAGGCGACTGGACTGTTTCAGGTGGATCTGGAACACATACTCCTGGATATAATCTACACTTTATTGGAAGCAACAACGCAGTGAATGGACACGCAGCTTTCTTTGATAATCGTGTAAGTGCAACAAATAACGGATCCGGATTCTTATTTAGAAATCTTCACGGAAACCATTCATGGGGTGTAGTGGCAGAATATAGAATTGATGGAGCCGGAGATAGACCTTCTATTTTATTTTCAAGTAATCAGGTAAATACTTCTTGGTCTGTAGGATTTGTAACAGGCAGTGACGACACATTTCGTATAACTAAAAATCATGGTCATAGAGCATATTATGGTGGATGGACAGATGCTAGTACTGGATGGGGAGCACCATATTTAACCATCAATACTAGCGGTAACGTTACAGCTCCTGTTGACATGCGTTCACCAATCTTCTATGATTCTAATGATACTAGTTACTATTTAGACCCAAATAGCACTTCGTTTCAACGAAGCCTATTCCTAGGAGCACACGATTCTGGTACTTCTGAATTCAGATTTGGTGAAGATAGTAGTGGCTGGTATGGTGACCGATGGTATTGGGATAGCCAATATACTGCATATCGTTATAGCCGATATGCTGGAACAGATAGTTTAATTCACTACCACGACACCCGTGATGCCACAAGAATTACTTATGGTCGTAATATTGTATTTGACGACTACGGTAAAGGTATAGTTGGTGTATATTCTTCTTATAGATACCAAGGCGTGTTTGCAATGGGAGATTCGTATAAACTTCCTGCAGATGGTACTACTACTGGAAGCTTATATGGACTAGCTTGGTCACACCCAAATGCTGGTGGAACAGCCGGCAATCTAAACACACACGGCCTCCTAGTTTTAGAAAATGGAGGTTTCTTAGCAGCCGTTTCAGGAAGTATTCGTGCTCGCGATGATATGCGCGCACCAATATTCTATGAGATAAATAACACTGGTTACTATGTCGATCCAGGCAACAATGCAAACATAGCTGGCCAAGTTTATATTGGCGGCTGGTTTAGAAACTACGGACAACAAGGTTTGTATAATGAGTCTTATGGAAATCACTGGTATGCAACTGGCAACGACTACTGGAACTTAGCTGGAAATAATGGCATTAATGTTGGTATTATTTTTAGAACGGGCGGGCATCAAGGCACGTCTCGTGGATATGTGTATGCAGACAGTAGTAATAATATTGGATTTTTAAACAGTGGGGCTAGTTGGAGACTGCGTGTTGTTGGAGATGATTATTCTGTAGCAGATGGCTCCTCTATGAGAGCGCAGATTTTCTATGACTCTAATGATACCACATACTATCTAGATCCAAATAGTACTACTAGTTCATTAAAAATCGCAGGCGCAATTGAACTAGGCGAAAATCATGCTTTCCCTAACGTAGAGTGGTCTTCGAGTGGAAGTAGTACTGGTATGATCATATTCAAGTTACCAGGTGGTAGCGGTAACTATGGTATGGTACACATGGTATTTGATTATTACGAGTACAATTCTCCTCGCACTGCTACAATCATAGTCGGCGGACATAATTGGAATAGTGCTTGGTATAATAATTCTTGTAATGTAGTTGGGTTCATTGACAAACAAGTAAGACTAGGATTTAAAGACGGTCAGTATTGTGTAGTCATTGGAACTTCTGGATCAGAGTGGAACTACGGTACTGTAAGATTAAGAAAAATTCATAATGCTTCGTTTTATAACAATGCAATGGATCTTGGTGGATCATACAGCGTAGCTCAAACCACAACAGAGTCATTTACAAATATAACTAGCGACTTAAGAAACTTTAGAACACCTACAGCGTTACAGGTTGATGGTATTCTACAAGCATACACAGATGTACGCACGCCTATTGTTTACGATCAAAACGACACCAATTACTACTGCGATCCTAACGGCAGCAGCAGACTCAATGATGTATTTCCTAATCAGATATACAACTATGGTTGGTTTAGAAATCAAAATTCTGCGACTGGTTTATACAATACTGCAACTGATTCGCATTTTTATTCTGCAGGTGCTAATTACTGGCACATTAATCCAGATAATGGTAGTGTTTCAGTTGGCGGATTAATATTTTATGACCAGTTTAACAGCACTCAAAATAGCTCAACCGGAAGAAAAGGATCTATTTATTGGGACAGTGCTGGATTTGGTTTATTAGATAGCACGGGTAATTGGACAATAAATCTTCATCCAACAAATTATAGACGAGTCACTATAGGCGGTTACAATGGTCTTAACCCTTATAGTAGCGTTGATGGTATTCGCCTTATGTTTGGTGGCGGCGATGATAACGCGGCTGGCAGTTACTATATTGGTACTAACTTTGAAAACTATGGTGGCACATATACCAAGCTCGATTTACGTTGGCACACCGGTATTCGCATGGGTGCTCAACCTGGCTATGGTGGTATTAGATTCTACAACAATGAAGGTCTTGAAACAATAAGATTCTCGATTAATAAAGGTGACGAACATACTCGAGTAGAGAGTGGTAGTTTTTATTCAAACTTAATGTATGATCGTGATAATACTGCTTATTATGTAGATCCAGCAAGCACTTCTAGACTTCTTAAACTACGAGTTAATACTGCTAATGATCCTAGCGATAATGCATATGGAACGGCAACAGACATACCCATGTATATGTCTGGTAGTACTCGTACTCAATCAACATTTTTAATCGAAAATACTAGTAATAGTTTTCTTGAATATCCTGTCATTGTTATTAGAAGAACACAAACTCCAACAGCAGCTAGATTTGGATCATTTATACGTTTTGCTGATAGGAATTCTGGTGGTAATGATGTATTGACTCAAATTTTTACTTATAATAGACAAACCTCCCAAGATCTAAACATAGAGGCTAGTAGTAGTACAGGAGATCGTGTAATTATAACAGCAGGTAGTTCTTCTAATATATATGTTGGTGAAAACTATGTTTTTCATTTAAAAGCTGCTAATTATAACGGTATCACTCCTGGAGCACTAGATATTGATTGTAGGCAAGGCAACTACTTTACAAAAACAATTGCTGGTAATAGTACATTTACATTTAGTAATGTAACTAGTTTAAGTGGATATACTCTTGCATACTCATTTACACTTGAAGTAACACACACTAGTGGTACTATTACTTGGCCTTCAACTGTAAAATGGCCGGGTAACACTGCTCCTTCCTTAACAACAGGTAAAACTCACTTATTTATGTTTGTTACAGATGATGCTGGAAGTAGATGGCGTGGTTCTTATTTAACTAACTACGATAATTAAAATGGATACAATTAGTTTTAATAATTTTATGGCTAGTGGTCAACCCAGAGGGTATACACTAACAGCCGGAACTAAAGCGCCAACCCTAGGTGCTGGTGGACATCCTAATTATCCTCCTAGTGGTTGGACAGGTTTATCATATGGAAATGTTGATGATAGTTTTGTTAGTGTTACTATACCAAGCTTTGCACTTAATCTAAATAGTTTTACAACAGCCTATATCGGTTCAAATACTTATATTACTTTTGGCAGTGGTTCAACTGTTTTTAGTAGTTTAAGTGCAAGTAATCCTGCTCTACATAAAATTCACTTAGGAGCTGCCGATAATTCATATCAACAAGTTTCAATGATTCAATCTGGAACTGATTATACAAGAATTAGATATGAAGGAAATGGTAGTACTAGCGGTACTATTGGTTCACCTGGTATTGTATATGAAGCTACTTTTTTTAATAGCGCAAAAACAGGCGGAGTACCTGTACTAGAAGTATTATTTGGTAATCATAATAGAACGAGTGGTGCATCTGGCATAGCTACTACAAACTCTTATCTAGCTACACCCTCTCCTGCAGGATACTTTTCAGCAAATCAAAGCTATGTTTTTGTAGGCAATGCTTCGGGCGGTACCGCATGGACTATATATACTGGATACTATATGGCAGGTACAGACTACTAATTAAGGAAAACTAATGATATATGTAAAATTAAATAGTAATGGTGAAATTGAGAAATACCCTTATAATCTGTACGATTTAAGAGTAGATTTTCCTAATACATCGTTTACTATTCCTGTAGAAGAAGATTCTCTGAATAGTAGAGGTATTTTTAGGGTAGCAGAAAGCGTAATGCCACAGATTGATCATACTAAAGAATTAGTTGAACTACAACCAACTCTACAAAACGGAACTTGGACAAGGGTTTGGAGTGTAGTTGATGCACTTCCAGAACACATTCAAACTAGATTTGATGCTGCTGCATACGACATAAGAAAACGGAGAAATGAACTACTTTCAAGCACAGATTGGACACAAGTAGCAGACACCCCTGTAGATAAACAAACATGGGCAACGTATAGACAAGCTCTTAGAAATATTACCACACAATCAAACTTTCCTTGGTCAGTAGAATGGCCAACCCAACCCGTATAATAAGGAATTACTATGGTAACCTCTTAGTTACGCCCATCAAATAATAACAGTCAGAAATCAACAAGTTAAAAATGCTAGTAAGATAACTACTAGCAAAACAAGCGCCAACATTTTAGGAGAAAATAATGGCAATTACTTATACATGGAAAGTAACTTCAGCAAAAACTAAAACTGAAGGTTCAAATCAAAATGCTATTGTTCAAACATACTGGACAAAAACTGGTACTGATGAAAATGGAAATACAGGAACATTTTCAGGTGCAACACCTTTTACTACAGTAGGAATGCCTGAAGGATATACATTTATTCCTTTTGACCAACTTACGGAAGAAATGGTTTTAGAATGGATTAAAGCTGTAGTCGTTGGCGGTTACGAAGAACACGTTAATGCTCAAATTCAAAAACAGATTGATGATAAATTAACTCCAGTAACTGAAGCTACACTACCTTGGGCTCCTGCACCTACACCTACTACTGCACCACCCGCACCTATTAATCCATAATACGTAGAGGTTACTATGCGACAATTAGTTTGGCTATTATTTTTGATTTCAAGCCTTGCCCTTGCCCAAACAACAGACAGGATTATTTCAGAATCAACAAGTAATAGTCAATCTAATTCGACTAGTACTAGCGTAAATGAAACTACAGTTAAATCGCCCCCACCTAGTGCTATTAGTCCAGGTATTACTGTAATTAACAATGATCTTTGTACTGTTGGTGTGTCAGGAGCAGTACAAACTCAAATCTTAGGTATTAGTGGTGGTAGTACTGTTCGGGATATGAACTGTGAACGTATTAAGCTTGCAAAGAATCTTTATGACATGGGCATGAAGGTTGCAGCGGTATCCACACTATGCCAAGATGATCGAGTATTTACTGCCATGATGAATGCTGGAACACCTTGTCCAGTGGATGGTAAGATCGGCGAAGAAGCTAAGAGAATATGGGACACCAATCCAACACGAAAACCTGAATCCGTAAAGGAGAGTAACAATGCAAGTTTCTGGCAAAAAGTTAGTGCTGGGCTTGGCGTCCTGGCTATTCTTCTCATTCTCCTGTAGTGCTCAGGATATACATACAACACCCAATCTAATTCAAAATAGCTGGGCAAATACTGTTACAGGTAATTATACTCCAGGAGGAACATCTGGAGGAAATCGCGCAGCCTATAATCCTCAAACACAAACAATACTATTTGGTTATACACAGCAAATTGTTAACCAAGAAATAAGATTACGTGAAGCTCTACAAGGTACTCATCTAAGACTTTATGGATACAACTATTCTTTTCAATACATGAATAGTGAATTTAATAGAGGATTTGTTTCTTTTTCTGTTGATCTAAAAGATCAATTTGGATTCAGTAAACAAAAAGACAACTATACACTTAATCAAACAAATGGATGGGAAACTGTAAGTGGTAAAAGAAATTATGGCAGTCCATTTAATTTAGATTTTGTTGATAGGTTTGATGTAAGTTTTAATGGAAAAGATGATAGGTATTGGGCGGGTTATTATGGACCGCAGATTAAAAATGTTTCTTTAAATGCAATGTATGTGGTTGATGAGTGCGCTGTGAATCCACTTTATGCATCAACCTGTCCAAACTATCAACAAGCATATTTTCAATCTCAATGCAATATTAATTCTATATACAGTCCAAATTGTCAGGGGTATGCACAAGCATATCGTAGTCAACAATGCTCAGTGAATGTTTTGTTTTCTCCTGAGTGTCCCGGATACGAATCAGCATATCTAAATCAACAATGTGCTTCTAACCCCCTTTTTTCTACGGCCTGTTTACTGTACCCGCAGGCATACTTCAATCAACAATGCACAGCAAATCCTCTATACAATTCTGGTTGTTCAGGATATGCAAACGCTTTTAAAGAAAAACAGGTAACAGATGCGTGTAAATCTAATTCGCAGAGTAGTCCACAGTGTACCAATTATACTACTCCTACTCTTAGCCCTAGTCAATCAAATTCTTTAACCGATACTAGCAAACTAGCAGAAACTGTATTAATAGGGGACCCTCAAGCGCAGCAAGCAATTACTGTACCAAGTATTACTAGTACCACCAGTCCTACTTCTCAAATTAATATAAACCCACAACTTGGTACAGGTTTAACTGTATCCGGTATTACACCTCAACCTACAGCACAGCAGCAACGTCGAACCCAAGCCGCTCAAACCCAGCGCGCGGAGCGCGCTCGGCAAGACCCCCAGCAGCAGCAACAAGCACAACAAGTTGCACAAATGGGTACAGTACCGGGGTTTGATCAGTATCAACAAGTTAACCTACCAGACGCTGTATTTTATACTAGCAAGGAAATTTATCGTAATCGTACACTACCAGATAATCCGCGTGCTCAGCGCGCACTTTCACAGCGCAGCGACCGGCTTCACCAGGAGATGATTGATGAGCAATACAGAAAGTAATGTTGACATTAACAAAAAGGTAGAAGCTGCAGAAGCTGCCCTAAAAAAGTACGCTAGTAAAGATACTGTGATTAGTATAGGCGGGTACAGTTTTACACCTGCAAAGCTAATGATTGCGGCCGGTATTATAAGTAGTGTAGTCGGCGGCATGTATGGAGTTTTTGAAGCCTACAAAGACTACGAAAATATGAAGAAAAAGATTGCAAGCTATGTTGCACCCGACTTTAGTGAATATGAGGCTCGCATAATTAAACTAGAAGAAAATAGTGAAAAAGTAGTAGGCTATACTCGTGATATTAATCAAAATCTAAAAGGCGATATTCGTCGCACAGAAACTGTCTTAGAAGGTGTAGAGCGGGGATCTAAAGTTGCTCAGCGTGAAACCGAAAAAGAAGTGGCTAGTATTCGTAGACAAGTTGATGACGATGTTAAAGAAATACGACGACAAGTAGATACAGAAATAAAAGAAATACGTCGTAGTGCTGATACCAGTGTTCGTGAAATGCAAAAACAAGTTGATGCAACTGTACAAACCGTAAATGAACGTGTAAACAGAATTGAACGTGATACTAACGGTGAACTACGAGCTATTCGGCGTGAGGTAGATGACAAGATTAAAAAGGCACTAGATAATCCTCTTGCTAATTAAGGGGAGTAGTATGGATCCGCTAACGCTAATGGGTACGGTAACAGCTGCATTTAATGGCCTAAAAGCTGCTGTAAAAGTAGGTCAAGAAGTCGAGGGAGTATACCGTCAATTAAGTAAGTGGGCGGATGCTGCAGGGCAACTTCAACAACTAATCAATGATAATAAAACGGATACGGGTGAGCAAAAACCTGGCTTGTTTGAAAAAATAGGATTTGGTAAAACCGCAACAGCAGAAGCCTTTGATATAATTATAGCACAGCAAAAATTGCGAGAAATGGAAGCTGAAATATATCATATGTTTTATTATGGTGAACTTCAACACCTAGGAGCAGAGGGCTATAGTCAGTTTAATCAGCTACGTCGTGAAATTCGTGAGCGCCGTGAGCGTATGATTCGTGATCAAGCTCGCCGTAGAAAACGGTTTATTGAAAACCTATTCTGGGGAACCTTACTAGTTATAACACTTACTATTGCAATTAAATTTTTTGTATGGTTATTTGATATTGGCCGCGAAGCAGGCCGATGGTAGGAGACGCAATGTGGATTCTTCAATGGCTACCTTGGTGGCTATTTTATATGGTACTAGCCTTAGGATTATTTGGACTAGTGGTAACTTATTTACTTAAGTTTATTCCACTACCCATAATTCATGTGTACAAAACTCCACTACAAATTGGGTCTATTATACTTGTAGTTATCGGAGTTTATATGCTGGGCTCTATAGCTAATGAACGTGCTTGGCAGGCTAGGATAAAAGAACTAGAAGTTAAACTAGCACAAGCTGAGGCTGAAGGGGCAAAAGAAAATATTAAGATAGTAGAAAAAGTAGTTGTGCAACAGAAAATAGTACGCGAACGCGGTCAAAATATAGTACAGTATGTTGACCGAGAAGTAGTTAAGTATGATACTCGGTGTGAAATTCCACAACCATTTGTAGACGCACATAATCGTGCGGCGGAAAAAATACAATGAAATCGATAGTAATAGTATTATCACTAGCGTTAGTAGGCTGTAGCACTCCTGTTCCACTAAAACCCAAATTTCCAGAAGCACCACAGGTATTACTAGAGCCTTGCAGATCTTTAAAACCACTAGAACAAAATGCTAAACTTAGTGATGTAGCTAAAACGGTTACAGAAAATTATCACCTTTACCATGATTGTAGCTTAAAATCTAGTATGTGGCAGGAGTGGTACAAAACTCAACGTAAATTATTTGAGGACATAAAATGACCTTAACCTTAGAACAATTACAAAAATTAATACCACGAAATAAATATACAAGCTATTGGTTACAAGTTATTAATCAGCTATTTCCAGATTACGAAATTAACACTCCACTACGTCAAGCAGCTTGGATTGCACAGTGTGCACATGAGTCGGCTGAGTTTACAGTCTTACAAGAAAATCTTAACTATCGTTGGCAAAGCTTACGCAAAGTATTTTCTAAATACTTTCCTACGGATGAACTAGCACAACAGTATGCTGGTAAACCCAATAAGCAAGAGGCAATAGCTAACCGTGTATATGCTAATCGTATGGGTAATGGCGATGAGGCTTCAGGTGATGGATGGCGATACCGTGGCCGAGGACTTATTCAGCTAACTGGTAAAGATAATTATACTTGGTTTGCTCACAGCATAGAAATCAAACCAGAAGAAGCAGCAGATTACCTAGAAACCTTTGAAGGAGCTGCTCAAAGTGCGTGCTGGTTTTGGGAAACTAATAGCTTAAATCGTTGGGCAGACCAAGGGGATATTTTAACCTTGACAAAACGAATTAATGGTGGTACAATAGGCATAGAAGATCGTAAAAAACACTACGAGCACGCCTTACACATACTAGGAGGCTAACGGTGATTAGTGATAAAAAACTATTTCTATTCTTGTTAATTTTACTTGCACTACCTGTTGCACTAGCTGCTTTTGGTAGCGATAGGTTTAGATATCCTTGTCAAGATCCTCAAAACTGGGAAACTAAGCAGTGTCAGAAACCACTATGCGATGTTACTCGTACTTGTCCAGAGCATATATTTAAAGGGCAGCGAGATCCTAGACTAGGGCCGCCAGAGACCCGGCAAGAACCAATGACTCAAACTTGTCAACAGTGTCAACCAGATAAAGGAGGAGCTAAAGGTGCAAAATAAGGAGACTTTAATTTATACCGAAGAACAACTAATGGCTAGACTTAAATTCTTTATAGGAGTTTGTCTAGCACTTACACTAACAGGCATTGTATTTGTAGTTTTATACAGTATAATATTTGTTACACAGCCACTTAATGCTATGAGTCCAATTGATCAAAAGTTCTTTGAACTTATTGTACCTATAGCAACATTTTTAACTGGTACACTTAGTGGTATTATGCTTGCAGGAGCTAAAAAAGAAGATCAAGAAGTAATGCTTCAAGCACAAAAACAACAACAAGATGGATTTAAAGCTACTATTGAGGCTATACGTACACCAGAACCTAAACCGCAGCACGTCAGACAAGAGCCAGTACTGTTTGCTAGTGGTCAGCCAGAAGCGGGATACGGCGGAAAACCTAAGCCTCCACAAGCACCACACCCGGAGATTTAAATGCTTAAATCACTACTACAAGATGGAGTAGATGGCAGCCTAAGCAGCAAACGTGTAATAACATTTTTAGCTTTTATGCTATGTAGCCTAGGTTTTGTAGCTAATTTATTTTTTGGGTATAAGGTAGACGGAACACTATACGATAGTATGATGTACATAGTATTAGTAGGTTTAGGTGTAATTGTTACTGAAAAGTTTAGCCCACACAAAAAGGACTAATCATGAAATATATTTTAGCGGTATTAATTTCGTTGTTTGCTACAGGCTATGTGGCAGCTGAACCCGAAACAAAACGGGTCTGTGAGATCCAAAAGGATAGCAAAGGTAAAGAGCAAGAAGTTTGTAAAACTATAAAGATCCATAAGAAACTAGAAGGGGCTCAAAAGCCTAGTGAGGTAAAACCAGACACAAAAAAGTAATCTAAGTGTTTAACCTTAACTTCTTAACAGGGTCGAATCAATGGCAACTAGATCAGGTAAAAAAGCTCGTAAACAACAAACCAATACTCAATCAAACCCAATTGAGTATGGATTTAGAGATGTAAAACCTCTTAATTTTATACAAGAACAATACTTAAATGCTATAAAACAAAATGAGGTAGTTTTTGGAGTAGGCAGTGCAGGTACAGGTAAAACATTTGTAGCTGCTAGCTATGCTGCAGGAGAGCTTTTTCATAGACGCATAAATAAAATTATACTAACCCGTCCAAATGTAGAAACTGGCCGCGGCTTAGGATTTTTACCAGGTGAATTAGAGGAAAAGTATGCCCCATACTTAGAACCATTTGACAACGTGTTTCAACGATCTTTAGGTAAAGGATTCTATGAATATGCACTTAAAAATAAAGATATAGAACCCCGGCCTATAGGATTTATGCGTGGAGCAACATTTGATAATGCAATAGTTTTAGTCGATGAAGCGCAAAACTTAACTAAAACTGAACTAAAAATGCTCTTATCACGCATAGGTAAAAATTGTAAAGTAATTTTAAGCGGTGACCCAGATCAGCGAGACTTAAATAATTCAGGACTAGAGGACGCTATAAAACGGCTAGAAGGTATTGAAGGTATTGAAGTAATTAGATTTTTAGATCAAGATATAGTTCGTAGCAAAATGTGTAAACAAATAATTTTAGCATATAAGGATTAAAATGGCAAAAACTTACAAACCCACTAGTGGCATGGCATCGGCAGCTCGTCGTGCCCTAAAGTGGAAAGACGAAGGTAAGCCTGGTGGTACCCTAGTAGGTTTAGCCAGAGCTAATCAATTAAAGGATCGTGATCCACTAAGCGCTTCAACTGTCCTACGAATGTACAGCTTTTTTTCTCGTCATGAAGTAGACAAAAGGGCTACAGGTTTTCGTAGCGGCGAAGAAGGTTTTCCTAGTAAGGGTAGAGTAGCTTGGGATCTCTGGGGAGGCGATGGTGGTTATTCGTGGAGCAAGGCTAAACGCAATCAAATTATGCGTGAACGCGAAGGCAAAGCTCTTAAATTACTAAGCCTAACAGTAAAAGCATATGTAAAGCAGGAATATCTAGACATTGTAGCCGAAGCAATTGAAGACTATGCTAACGAAAGTATCTCAGAAGAAGTAGAAGCCTTTGGTCAGTTTATGTACCACGCAGAACTACTACGTAATGGTCATGTTGATGTATACTTACAAGACTTACCAGACGTAGACCAACCTTATCGCGACATACTAGTAGAAATAGTTAGTACCTTATACGATAGTGATGAAGATAGTTCGGATGATATGGATGATGAGGATAGTGACCAAGACACTGACGATTCACCCAGATAACAAAAAGCCCCGTTACTTTACAGTAACGGGGCTTTTTGTTTAACTAGCAGGCGTTTCAGGTGGAGGCTGAAGTGCTTGTAGTTGTTCTTGTGCTTCTTTTTGGATCTTTTGACTTAGAGGATTGCAAACTTTAGCAGGCAATTCTTGTAAGCCTGCTAAGAGTGCATTAATTTCGTTTACGCTAAGTGTAAGTGTTAAGATAGGATCATTATTCATATTTAAATATTACTTTACTGGGCATGCGCCGGTTAAACATTCGTCATCTAAGATTGCGTCAAAACTATTGGCACTATCTATATTGACGGCTTTTAGGTCTTGAACATATGTGCGAAACGTATATTCGTCGACAACTTCTTGTGGTAGGTATAGGTAGCCAAGATCTTTGGCTGTTTTTGTAGGATCACTTCTATAAATAAATGAAACTCCAACATAGCAGTCCCAATTATTCATTAACCAATCTACAATTTGTGGAACTTCATGCGGCTCGTAGCTAATAGTTACTGAGGTATTTTGCTGAGTCCACGAAGTTTGAATTAGTTTATATCGTTCAAGTTGGTCAATAGCAGTTTCTAGGTTAACTTCTTTGCCATCTTGTTTGTGGAATGGAACATCCGACCACTCTACTGGAAAGGTTACTAGAACACCGGTATCGTCTGTGGGATGATTAAATACTCGGTAGTTTGCTTCACGCAATTTATCTACAACTGGATCGTACTTGCTAAACTGTACATTGTTGAAAATGTACTTGCCTAGAGGCTTATGAACTCCCTCAGTGGTATCCATAATTTTCGATAACGTGCCACTAGGCTTAACACAAGTAATATTCTTGGGACGTGGTAAGCCTAGCTCATCAGCCATACCAATTGCTGCACTAGTAGCTGTACGTTTTAGGTATTCATAATCGTAACCAGTCATGTCTGGACGCTTAGCAATACCAGTTAGGCCTACACCACACAGTCGCAAGAAGTAATTGTTGAGATGCCATGCTTCTTGAAGGATACCGTCTTTGAGGTTAACACAGGTTTGACGGTAATTAGCTCGGGCGGCAAGCCGTATAGCTTCGTGAAGTCCTGCGGTATTTCCCTTAAACTTTCCAATATCTGTTTCTGTAAGATTACAGAATGATTTGTTTCCGAGTAGAATCTCAACACAAGGATTTGCTCCCTTATACCAAGGTGCACGACGACGTGCTTCTTGTGCATTAATAAACCCTGGCTCACTTCCGCCAGCTTCTTGCATAATTGCAAAGATTTCGCTTAGTTGCTCGTAGGTAGGCTTTTCATTAAACACTAGACTATTGTTACTTTGCTGACGATGTGCATTGCCATGCAACCACCAGTCTTTTTTAGCTACTGCAAATTCTTGCCACTCCGGTTGGCCGTAGTCGAAAAGCGCAATCTCAGCACTTCGGCGACTAGACAGAATGGTACCAAGCCAATTAACAATATCCATGATATCCATTCTGGTGAGTAGTGAATCTGCCCGTCCATTAAGGATACGGGCGATAGCAACATAAGCAGTACTGATAGCCGAGTCACCCGAACTAATCCATCCATAGCCTTTTAACCTTTCACCAGCAGGACGCAGTTGACTGAAGTCTAGAACAAGAGTATCAGCAGGATATTTTCCTGCCATTAGTTTACCAATGCTTTTAGCCCATGCTTCTGCACTATCGCCAACCTGAATACGCCAAGTTTTTGTTTGCGGGTCCCAAGTTTCTACATTATGTTCACAGCCACCTTTTTCAGTACGCTGTGATCGTACCACTTCGATATTTTGAATAGGTTTTGAGAATCCATTTAGTGTGCCTATAATAGGCTTAAATCCTACGCCGCAACCTTGTAAAAGTAGCCATAGTACATCTACTACGTCATATACAGTTTCAACCTCTGTAAAGCTACAATTAAACTGTGATGCTTCACGATTTTTAGCTACTTGTGTGCCGCCTAGCCATAAGGTACGACCGCTCATAGAAACTTTACGCTCAAGCATAAGTTGTTCTAGGCGATTTAGTTCTGCGTACTCATTGGGAAGCAGCTGCCTACCGGCAGCACGTTCCCACAACCATGCCTGATGTGAGATTACTCGGCTAACAGTATCTTGCCAAGTTTCAAATTGTTTGCCATCATCACTGATGGGTCTGTTATAAGTTCTGCGTGTAATTACTTGTGCTCGTGTGCTTGTCATGTTACTCCTCTATGTTCCTGTGCTGCCAAAGCCACCTGTACCTCGTTGGGTATCATTCCAGCAGTCTGTAAATGTGGCTAATTGAATTGGTACTATTACTAGCTGGGCAATTCTGTCGCCTTGTGAAATTTTATATAGGTCGCCTGAAATATTTTTTAACAGAACTTTTAGTTCGCCACGGTAATCACTGTCTATAACGCCTACGCTATTAGGCAGTATGATTCCCCTTTTTCCTTGACTGGATCTGTTAAAGATTAACCCGACAAAGCCTACTGGAATTTTGACTGCTATACCTGTACCAACAGCTTTGGTTTCTTCAGGATAAAGATCAATAGTTTCCGCACTACACAGATCGGCTCCTGCATCTGTGGGGTGCTGACGTTTAGGTAGCTCTGCATCTGCCGTTAGTCGTAAACATTGAATATTAAGTGTACTAGCATAAAATCCTGCTATATTAGTTGTTCCTGTTAGTGTTGCGCCATTTGTTATCATCATTTAATATACTCTTGTAGGATGGTGTCTATTTGTCGGGTATTAGAACCTAGTGCATCTGCACAGTATGTAACTAAGTCCATAAGTTGATAGTTTAGCATGATAGTATCTGCACTATCATTAAGTGTTTTAACGTATTTTAGTTTGCTGGAGATAGGTAGATTTGCAACTATGTCAAGAGCAGTGCCCCATTCTTCCACAAGTTGATGAGCACGTTTAGGGCCGATGCCTTCTACTCCGCGAACATTATCTCCAGTATCACCCATTAGGCATTTAATACTAATGTATTGATCTTGTGTAAAGTCGTAGTGAGTGTGCCAATTATTAGCTGTAACTTCTTTGCGTGTTACATAACTAAATCTACTAGTATCTTCACCCACTAGTAGATCCCAATCTTTATCGCTACTGATTAGCCAAGTATGGGTAACTGGATAGTTTTTGACCTGTTGAGTTATGTAAGCGGCTATATCATCAGCCTCAGTTTGTGGAAACTGAACAACCGGGTATGTAGTCTGAGTACGAATCCAGTCTAGTGTGTGCTGGTAGTCTTCAAAAAATCGCTCAAAAGCTGCACGTTCTGCTTCAGTTTGCTCAGCAAATTTATCTTTTCGGTTTTGCTTATATTCAGGATAAATCTGTTTACGATAGCTGCTTGAACCTTGATCCGCAGCCACAATAACCCAGCGAGCTTTGTAACTCTTTTTAAGACTATCTATTGTACGCAAGTAATCTTCATAAAAGTCTGTTGCGCCATTGTGTTTCCAGCGAAATGCTAAGTTTAGTGCATCCACTACCATTAAGGTATTTTCTAATTCACTTACTTGTTGAAATGATTTACTCATATTTAGTGCTTAATCTGACTCCAAACACGGGTTCTAATTTGAGCTTGTAGTGTCTCTGGAAGGTGTACATAATCAAGTTCTTCACTCATTTTAGCACCGTGTTTAAATGCCCAATCAAAAAACTTAATAGCTTCTTGGCTGGATTTTTTATCTTGTGGATCTTTGTACATGATAATAAAACTAGCAGTACTAATTGGCCAAGTATTCTTACCCGGTTGATCAACAATACTTAGACCCATACCGGGTACACTAAACCAATCTGCACCAGCCGCAGCGGCAGCAAAAGTAGTATCATCAGGATTAACAAATATACCGTCCTTGTTTTGTAGTTTCATGTAGGTCATGTTATTTTTCTTAACATAGGCATACTCTACATATCCCACAGAACCACGTACCCTACGCACATTAGCAGCCACGCCTTCATTACCTTTGCCACCTACACTGCTACTAGCAGGCCATTTTACTGCTGCGCCACGTCCTACACGACTCATCCAGTCTGGGCTTACTGTGCTCAAGTAATCAGTAAAATTAAAAGTAGTTCCCGATCCATCAGCTCTGTGTACTACGGTAATAGCCATATCTGGTAATTTTTTGGCTGGATTAAGTTGCTGAAGTTTAGGGTCATTCCACTTTGTAATCGTACCCATGAAAACTTCAGCCAGTACGGGTCCGGTAATAACAAGCTCACCGGGTTGGAATCCGTCAAGATTAATAATAGGAACTGTTCCACCTATAATTGCAGGAAATTGAACTTGTCCCAGTTTATCTAGGTCTTCACCCTTAACCGGAGCATCTGTAGCTCCAAATGTTACTGTTTTATTATTAATTTGACGAATACCGCCAGAACTGCCAATACTTTGATAATTTAATCCAATTTTAGTCTCTTTTTGATAGGCTTCAGCCCATTTAGCGTATATTGGATAAGGAAAAGTAGCTCCTGCTGCTGTAATTGTTTGAGCTGCAACTGAAATAGAGGCTGTAGCAAGAATAATTCCAACTAATTTATTAATCATAGACAATCCTAGGTTTTGATAAACTCAATATTTTCATTTGTTATCCAATCTTCTGCTAGTGCAACAAAAAACTTATACTCGTCTCTGTTTATATACACATAAGGATATAGGTCATTAGGTATATCTTGAAAGGCTACAAATATTTTACTACGATCAAACTTAAAGAATAGTAGTGGTTGTTTACCGACTTGACCACTTTCTCGTAGTGTTTGCTGCCACCAGTCTAGAAGCGTAGGACTTTTACTAGTTAATATATGGCTAGTAAGATGATCGTCTGCATAGCCTTTTACTTCTACGCAGTATATATTCTTTTCGCCCGGAATATATAAGTCACCTTTTAGGCCATGTTTTTCATTTAGGGCACCAGAACCTGGAACTCGTTCCCACTTTAACTGGGTATGTTCTCGTAAAAATTCTTTTACTTTGGTTTCTGTTCTAGCGCCCTTTTGTCGGCTATCTACCACGACGAATTTTTGGAACTACACCCACGGGCTTAGGATTTTTCCAGTTATCTATGGCTTGATTTATTTCTAGGGCTAGGGCATTCCAATCAGTTATCATGTCTAGTTTACCACCAGCGTGATAAACAAATGTGGTATGCTTGCCTTTTACAATCTTTGAGCGTTTGGGCTTCACTATGTAGCTCCATGTAAAATAATTTTACATATATGCTCTAACCTTTCAATATGTTCAAAAGCACGCCAAGGACTGGTATCTACAGCTACAACGCCGTGCCTGTCCATTCCTACTATATTATACCCTAATGAGCCGTCTAGTTCAAGTTCAAGATTTCGAACACACGCATCAGCTAATTCTTGAGTTAGTGGTAAAAATGCTGGAACAGTTTTTCCAACTTTAGTATACCTACTTAATTCAGGGAACTCATTAGATAAAGTTGTTAAGTCAATTCCCTTATACATAGCTGCAGTTGTATATGTAGGATGTAAGTGCAGAACAACTCTGGTATCTGTGTTAATTTCCTTTTGTAGAGCAAAGTGCATAGGAATTTCGCCGCTAGGTTTTAAGTTTTTACTTATAGGAGTATGTTCCGCCTCTTTCCAGTCTTTCCAATACATATCTGGCCCTACTATTCCGCTATGTATTCCACTAACAATATTTAGCTTTTTAAACTGATCTGGTTGAAGTGTTTGCTTACGAACACCACTAGGAGTTACATAAAAGTATTTTTGCTCACGATACCTAATACTAGCATTACCATCACGAGTAGTTACCCAGCCGCGTCTGTACCCTTCTTGAAATATGTCACATATAGTTTCTAACATTTAGTCCTCTATCTTAGAGATATTTTGTTTCTTAACAACTGTAATCTTTTCTAACAGGGGATGGGTAAATCCGTGTGATACTAGTAGTGTATTTAAGTTTTCTTCACGTAGTAAGATTTCTACAAGTTTTTCTTTTCCGTCTAGGTCTAGAGCTTCTACAGTTTCATCTAAGATTAGTAAGTTTACTCGATTTTGAGATAAACTCTGCATTAGCTTACGAATAGCAAGCAGTGTAGCTACATTAACTCTGGCACGCTCTCCGCCGCTTAATGCTTGTATATCAATGTTATTACCATTGTCTACAATAATAACATTAAGTTTGTCATTACCACTAATCTCAAACGCAAGTTGAAATCTTCCACTACTTAATTCAGCTAAATATTGATTGGTTAGTACCTCTAGATCTTTTACTAAGTTTTCTATTTTATAAGCTACTAAACCAGTTGTACTAAATGTTTTTACTAGAATCGCTAGTATATTTAGGCGGCTTTGTAAACCTGCAAGATTAGCTTGCCAAGTAGTTAAATCTTCTTGCATATCAGCAAGCTGAGACTTTAAAAGTTCTGCTTTACTGTTATGCTGTTGTCGTGCTTGATTTTCTAGCTCAATAGTTTGAATTGCAGTTTTAGCTTGTTGTATGGATTTTTGCAACTCATCTAGCTGTTTTTGTAGAATTTTTTCATCTAAGAGTTCATTGGGTAAATCATTATCAATTAGTTGATAGTATTTTTCCCATTCTGCCTGAGCTTCTATAGCTTCTTTCCACAGTTTTAATCTGTTTTCAATATCTTGAATTTTTGTGTTTACTTGTTGGCTAAACTCTTTACTAGTTGTAACGATTTGTTCATATTCATTAAGCAATTGTTGAGTTTTTTCTCTGTTAATTGCTTGTAAACAAGTAGGACAAGAATCTGATAGATTAGTTAGTTTACGAATAAACTGTTGAGCATCTTGTGCAGTTTTATCATGTTCAGCACGTTTAGTTATATATTCGCTAATAGTTTCTGTAGGTTTTTCTGGTACAGGTAACAGTTTTAATTTACCTTGAACTGTTTTATATGTATTGTTCTGAGAAATCTTTTTATTTTTAGCACTTATAGTACTAATAGTTTCTCGAATACTAGCATATTGGCTTATATCATCTTCTGGCTGGGAAGGAACTGGTAGAAGTGGTTTTTGTTCTAAATTTTGTTTGTTATACTTATCAATCCAGTCTTGAATTGTTCGCAACTTAGATTCTGCACTGGCTACTAGTACTCCTAGATCTTGGTGTAGGCGTTTAAATTGATCACCAGTTTCTGTGTACCTAGTTAAGTTTAGGAGTTCAATTAAAAACTTTTTACGAGCCGTATCCGCACTAGTTAGAAACTCTAGACTATTTGCACCACTTTGGTAAACTACTTGCGTAAAAGTTTTGTGATCAATACCTATAATGTCTTCAATAATTTTATAGGTTGTAGTAGCAGTATGCCCACTTATATCTTTGCCATTCTTATACAACTTAACAATCTGAGAACCAGATCGTTTTGTTTCTATCCTATACTCATCGTTATCTTTTGTTAGTGCAAGTTCTACGTTATACCAGTTATCTTTTACATATCGGTTTAAAATATCTGCTTTTTTAATACCTTTGCTATTCTTATTATATAGAACTTCTTCAAGTATAAGAGCTATAGAACTTTTACCGTGTCCGTTTTTACCAATTAATTGCATTAGTGGAGCACTAGTAAAGTTTATTTGATTATCTTTGCCGTAACTAAAACAGTTAGACCATTTTAAGTGCTTTATTGTTATCATTTAAAAATCTTCTAAATTCCTGTAGTCCACCAATCCATTTACCATCTACTACAATTTGTGGAACACTGCGTGCACCCGGTAGTGTACTAAAAAATAGTTGTTTAGTTTCTGGCGTATCTATTACGTTAACTTGGTATAGAACACCAAGTTGATCTAATAATTTTTTAACCGTATCACACCCAGGGCAGTTTGGCTGCGACCATACAACAACTTGTTTAATCTGTAAGTTTGTCTCTGGCATTATAAAATTCCTCTAATACGCTATTAATTGTAGTCTGATCTAGTTCTAGAATATAGGTAAGATATTCACGAACTTCCTCAGCCATAGTCATATTAGGGTCTAGAATAAGCTGAGTATCTTGTGCTCGTTTTACTACTTTTTTATCGATTAGGTCACTATCTTCTAGTTGACTTAATTCGTGCAAGTTACCCTCAATCTCATAGATTGTATGATCGGGGTATGTCTGCGGTTTAGGGTCGCTTACGCCTACTGTTCGCTTAATAAGCTGTGGTAGATCAAACTTTAGCCACTCATGTTCCAAATTGTCCAAGTCAAGTAAGATGCATCCAGTTTCAACTCTGTTACGATGAAAGCTAGTAGTATAAGGACTACCGGGATAGAGAATATTACGCTGAGAGTTTTCATAACTGTGTAGATCTCCTGCTAGTACTACTTGCCAGCGATTTAGTAGTTCTAGATTAATTTCTGCCTTAACGTGTGGAGGAATATCTCCACGAACATGAGTTACTAGTACTCTACCTTGAAAGTCTAAATTACTGTAATTATCTTGAAAATCCCGTAATTTATTATAAGGAATAATATCAATGTCTCCACCAAGTAAATCACTCCTATAGTCATCACATACAGTTACTAGTTTATTTAATCGCCAAGTTGCACGTTTTAGATATGTTAAAAAGGTAGTATCCTTTTTAACCATTTCATGATTACCACTATAAATAACACTGGGTTTTTGAAGGCTAGCTACTAGGTCAAAATATAGCTCGACTTCATCCATATTAGGCAGTCTGTCAAATATATCACCGCCTATAATAATCATATCAGCTTTATCTTGCATCTCATGAAATTGATCTACAAATAGCTGAAATCTATTTTTAGCCCATTCTGTGGGCACATTCTTTTGACCTAGTTTAATGTGAATGTCGGCTGTAAAAAGTAATTTCATAATATAAGATAAAATAGCCTGCTAAACTTTTGGCTTAGCAGGCTGGATTATTAAGCTAAATCTTTAACAGCTTCACGTTCGCTATCTGTTTGATTCTCTTGTTCCTCTTCTTGACCTTTTTGCAGTTTCTCGATTAAGGCTTTTACCTCGTCGCTGGTGGGGCGAGGATACTTTTCATCAATAGATACTGCGGTATCAGCTAGCTTACGCTCGTTATCACCAAGGCTGCGCTGTTTACAACGAAGAACTTGCAGGGTGTATTCAACATTAAAAGCTAGTGGGCCAGTTTTATTACGCTTAAACACTACATCCCAACCAGTATCGTAGTCAGTAGGGTCGCCCAGATCTTCTGCAGCAGTTAGGATTTGCTCAAACAGTTTCTTTTTAAGATTTAGTACTTTAACTTTTCCATCCTTAGGATCAATACAGTTAACTGCATAGCTCCAGGAGCACTTCAAGTCAGGATACGAATCTTGTACCCAATCTTTTTCTAGATTATCAAATTTTTCTTTTTCACGACTAAAAGCTAGACATTCAATAGGAATATCTTTGTTATTAGTACCTTTTACCCAGTATACATAGCGTGGAAGAACCCCACCAATAAGCCTAACAGAGTTTTCTCCGTCTTTGTACTCGTAAGATTCAACTTTAGATGTTTGTGCTTTGCCTTTGGTTTGTTTAAATGAGAGTGCCATTTGTTTCCTCGTATATAAATTTTATATGTGCGTGTTTAATTATTAATAGCGGATTGTGTTTAATTGTAGCTATATTTAAGTCTGGGTATAAGGTTAAGTCAAGATGTTTTTGTTTTATGGTTTTATAGGAAAGATAATCTCTGCGTCCAGCTAGCCTAATATACTGTGCCTTAAATATTGCATCTGTTATTTTATCTTCAAATAGTGCTTTTGGATTTAACAAATAACTACTGCCTGCTTCTAGCCCCAAAATAGGTTTGTACTTTTCTCGTGCATTTTTAGGTATCCGAATACCAAGAAAACACTTATGTAGAGCTGCAACTAAATATTCAGGGTCGTTGTTTGTAGCAAACTCTAATTTGTTTAGGTTAAAAAAGAAGATCATTCTTTGAAGTAAAATAATATTATATCACTTTGTAGAACATTTTGCAAGTCAAAATTTTTTAAACCGTTTCAATGTGCCAGCCCTTTCTAAGGTACAAGCCTAGGCGGTTTCTGTTTTGCTTTTTATCAGCCCAACCAGCAAACTGTAGATCTACTACTAGTGGATCTAATTTACCAGGATGTTGTCGTTGTATTCTACCAATAACTTGCTCTAACAAGCTATCGTTGTTCATTGGTATTGCTAGGATAACACAGGAGAGTGAGTTGATTGAGATTCCTTCTGAGAAGATTTGTCTGCTACCAGCAATCGACATTTTTTCACGGTTAAGGAGCTGTTGTTTAATCGTCTGACGCTCATCAAACCCGGTTTCGCCAGTAACCAACACACAATTTTCTCCGATGTATTCTTTGACATTTCGTAAAAACTCCACCCTATCTGCAATTATAAGTACTTGATGCCCTGTTTCTATTTCTTGTTTAGCAATGCCAGCAATAAACTCTTGATAACTGGTATCGTTTGCTAGTGTATTTACTTTTTCAACCCATGTAGCGCCATGTTTAAGTGTGATTCCAGTGTTAACTGTCCTGACCGTTGGGGCCAGTGTGTTACTTTGTGGGGGCTTGATAACATGATTTCCAAAATAATCTTGAAATAAGACGTGTTTTCCATCTTTACGTTGCATTGTTCCCGACAGAGCAATGCGAAATCTACTGTGAAAAGTGTCAATAATTTGTGTAAATGTTGTTGCTGGACAGTGGTGTGCTTCATCTAGAATAATTGTTCCAAATTCTTTGCTTAGTGTATTACAGTGCTTTACAAGCGTTTGCACATTAGCCACAGTAATAGCATGATCTTCCCAATCTAACTTACCACTACCTATAATTCCAGCTCTAATACCAAATAGGTTTTCTACTTCTTCACACCATTGATCTCTAAGCGCTGTAGTGTGAGTAATTACTAGTGTTTTTTGACCCAGCTTTCTAGCAAGATGTAGTGCGGTAAATGTTTTACCCCAGCCTACTAGTGCATTAATAAAGCAGGTATCTGTAATCTCGTCACATACGGCCTGTTGTTCTGGGCGTAGCTCAAACTTAGGGTCTGGAAACGGAGCAGGAACAAGTACTCGTTTATCTACTACTTCCCAGCCTTGAGGAATTAAATCTTTACGGCCTTGTGGAACACTAATAATACCATTACCAATTATTTTATAGTTTCTAATAGTTTCTATACTACTAAAATGTTTACTACCAGTATCTTTTTTAAACTTATAGGTAAGAGTATCAATAATTTTTTTAGATAGTTCTGCACCTGGATCATTTAAGTATATTTTATTACTTATGACTGCTTTCATTTGCTAGATTAGCCTGTAGGTAGTTTTAAATTGATCCAAGTATAAGCCGTATAACATATAACCTAAACCCCACTGTAGTATACCAGCATAGCGTTCACCATTTTGTGGATGTCTGAGAGACTTAAATCTCTGATCTAGACCCTCAATTTCTAGAATACACCCTAGATTGGTCGCAGGTAACACCCTTTTAATCTTCCGGCAAACCAGCTTGGCGCGTGTGGATTTTTTGTACTGAAATAAGTTTCCATGGTTGTCTATAAACCATGTAGTAGGCTTTGCTAATTTTATTAAATCCACCAAGAAGTATATTGCGCGAGTAATAGGAAACAGTTTTGATTGGTCAAGCTGATATTTTAAGTGCAATCGTCTCAGCCCTAGGGTCGGTGCATCTACAGTTCTATCGTCTACAAGACGAAAACCTATAAAACTATTTGTAGAATCTTTATCTACGTACTCTTTAGAGTAGAACACAACCCCATCCTCAACAGTAGGCTTGTGCTCTCCTAGTCTAAATACGGGCCAGACGATCTCCCCTAAATTCATAAGTTTCCTCAAAAGATCCAAAACTGTAGTCATCACCAATATCTTGGTCTACTCCAATAGGTGAGCCAGAAATACTGCACCCACGATCAGTTTGAGTTCTAGTTTTTAGGATTTTGCAATAAGTATCAACATCTTTTTCATTAACTAGCGCAACAATAGAGTCATGTACTAACATGAATATTTTAGCATCCAAACCAAGTTTATTGACTTCTTGTTGAGTTTCCATTGCAGCCAGCAAGTTCATATCGCTGGCTAGAGATTGTACTTCGCTGTTAATACCGCTGCGTACCTCGTGCGCTGCAATACCTTTATCACTAGAAAACACATTGGGCAACCTACGCTTTCTGCCAAAAAAGCTATAAGTAAACCCATTTTCTTCAATAAACCGTTTGCGACCGTCCAGCCACTTTTTTAGTTTATTAAACTTGTTAAAATATGCGTCAATGTCATCTTGTGCCTGTCTAACTGGATAAGGCTTTCCAGTAGCTTTTGTAACAGTTACAGACACTTTTTGAGCACCAGATCCATATAGGATACCAAAGCTAATAGCCTTAGCACTTTGCCGCATTTCTGGGTATAGTTTCTTAACCTGATCTACTTCACAAGGCAGATTAAACACCATTTTAGCAATCGTACTGTGAAAGTCTCCGCCGCTGCTAAACACTTGTTGCAGGTTTTTATCTGCACTTAATACAGCCGCATAATACATCTCTGCAGTAGTCAAGTCTTGCGAGATTATTTTGTAGCCCAAGGGAGCTCGGATACATCCTTTAATAATTGGATCATCTCGTGGTATTTGTTGTGCATTAAATTTACCGCTAGAACTAAGTCGGCCACTTGTTGTGAAAATAAGATTAAAATTAGTCCTAATTCTACCATCTTTGTCTAGCTCCGGCAGGATTTTATTGATATAAGTATTTTGAATTTTACCTAATTGCCTAACCTTTAGGATAGCACCTGGCAGAGGGTGTTCTTCACTAAGTTTTTCTAGGACTTCGGCGTCTGTAGAAACCGCTCCGGTACTAGTTTTTTTACCTGTAGGCTGTAGTCCAACATAGTCGAATAGTACCTCACGTAGATGAAACACAGAATTAGCGTTAAAGATTTTACCAGAATCTTTTTCAAATTCTTGTACCTCCTTGTAGGTAAATATAGCCTGTTTTGCTTCTTCAATCTGATCGTCTAGATAAAGTTTTGCTGCCTGCATTCTTTTTACACTAATAGGAATACCTACTTCTTCCATATTCATGAGAAACACAGTACCATCGATTAACAGATTTTTATATACCCACAAAAACTTATCATTCTTTTGAATAATAGGCCAGAACTTTTGATATAGCTCATAGGTTACAGCAGTATCAATACTTGCATATTCTGAGATAATATCAAAAGGAATCAAATCATAGGTAAACTGCTCTTCTAGAATACCTTTTGATCTACAGTATTCTTTTTTGAAAGTGTCTAGAGCAGAATCATAATCACCAAAATCTGTGTACTTTAGGGCTAGTTCTTTTAAGCCATGACTATCAGTTTCATCAAGCACATAGTGCATAACCATAGTGTCATGAACATGGTCTGGTCTAAAGTCAATTCCAAGATGATAGCGAATCATCTTAAAGTCAAACTTTAGATTATGAAATACAATGTCAAAAGTATCAGCAATTTCTTGAATAAGCTGAATACATTCTTCATCTAGACAATCTGTAAGAATGTATCTGCCATGTTTTGACCTGTAGGTTACACTAAGGCCAAGCACATAGCCATCTCGAGGATATAGTGCGGTAGTTTCTGTATCCATACACACCACGCCCTGGGCACCAGCCAAAACCTCCCTAAAGAATTCTTTAGCCTCTACAGTATCATCAATACCCTTATAGTCGCCAGCCTGTAGTGGCTTAACTTCACCATTATAAATTTTGATGATTTTGTCTAGTGCACGCTCAAAGTCAGGTTTACCCTCTGGCTTGAACGCAAGCATTGCCGGGTTAGTAATACACACAAACTTATCGTCTACTAGCTGCCCAGCCATGTTAGTAACGCTGGTAACTTTAGCATATTCTTTAGCAGCTTCTGCGCCCACTAGAATAACTAGATCATACAGTTCATGATCAAAATCTAAATCAACATCTTTTTTGAGCAACTTAGTAATAGGAACACTACTCATATGAAAGTGTTCAAACTCAAAAAGAAAGTAGTCAGAATATCTAGTTCTATTTGGTGCTTTGTCAATTAAGGCTACGCGCTTCATGTGTTATATCCAATATAATTTTTTATGCTGTCTACTGTTTCTTGATCTAGTTCGCCAGGGTCTGTATCTTCAGGTAGATTTATAATTTCTACTAGAAATCCACAATCTTCAATTAGTGGTTTTAGTGTTTGCATAGCATTTTGACCTGCTTCGTCGCCATCAAACATCAAGTAGATTTTTGTTATACCTTGGGCTCTGTATGGTAATAGTTTAAGCTGTGTATCGTTTTGAAGTGTATTTGTACCAAATGTGCATACTACTGGGTGTAGTCCTTTATCGTAGACATTTAGTAAATCAAATATGCCTTCAACCATCACTAGGCTAGTTGATTCGTACGGCATATGTGGTGGGAATAAGGGAATCTGCACACCACTAGGATAATTTACATATCTAGGATTGCCATTGCTCATAGTATGCCGGGCTACAAATACTTGGATTTTATTAGTAATGTCCCAAATAGGAAACACTATTCTATCCTGAAGTTTTTCTACTTGATTTGTATAAAATGCTTCAAATTTCTTTAAAGTTTTTGGACTAATACCTCTAAATTGCTTTGTGTAAGGAGTAGCTCCTAGAGGCATATCTAGTCCAGTATTTGTAACCATAAGATCACGTAATTTTTTCTTTAATTTAGCTATTTTAATTGGTACTGGATTTGTAAAAACATTAAAATGTTTAAATACATTTGTTTTAAATCCGCAGCTAAAGCAGTGGGCGACTCCAGTTACTCGATCTATTCTAAAACTAGGATTTGAATCGTCATGCTCTGGATTAATACATTTTACAAGATAATCTCTGCCGCTTACGGTATAACTTAATCCTTGTTTTTGCAATAGTTCTAGTACTGGATCGCTCATTTATGTGTTCCAAGGTAGATCGTCTACTGGTTCTTGTGTTTTCTTAGTTTTTCCTGCGCGTTTTACTTTTTCTTCGTGCTCTGGTTTTTCTATAGTTTGAGGACTAATACGTAGTGTATCCCAATCAATAGGACAGGTAAACTGCATTTCTTTACCGCCACGTATTTTAGTAGTTTCAAAGGTAATTGCTTGCTTTTCTTTATCGTGTGCTTCCATTACTAATGCAATATCGGCAGCATCAAGAATACCTTTTGAAAATCTTGCCTCACCACTGGCATCAATTTGATACGGACTTACTAGTACTATTTCATACTTACGAGCCAGATTCTTTAATTTTTTGGATACCTCAATTTGTGGTTTCCAGTCATACTGGTCTATACCATCGGCAACAATTTGATTTAAGTAGTCTACTACTACAACAGCTAGTTTATCGCCAAATCTAGCCTTCATTTTACCAATGTGCAAGTCAATAGCACCTATGCTCAAGTCTCTATCATCAACAATAACCATTTGATTGGTTTGTTTTAGACGATAGTTTCTGACTAGTGTTTCTTCAAATTTAAATCTATCTCTGTGACGCATAAACTCTAGAACGGTTTGATCCGCATCTTCAAACATCTCGGCTCTGGCTTTTACTACTTTAAGCACTTCTTCATCAGTTAATTTATTTTGTTTTAGGCTTTGATGATTAACATTAGCTAGAATAGCTAGGTTTCGCTCCATTACTTCTATAGCTGTCATCTCTATGCTAAAGTAAAGGCAACTATTACCACTCTCATACTGATTAATAAAAATATTACTACTAGTAATACTCTTACCGCTACCTCGTTTACCACCGATGAGTATGAGTTCCTGTCTAGCCACGCCGCCAAGCACAGCATCAAAAGTATTGTTAAGTCCAAGATAAACACGTTCTTTTTCTAACTCTTGAGGATTGCGGAATAGAAGAATATCGCTCATTGTGTATACTTTTTCACTAGTATGAGTCTTTTCTTCTATGGTTAGGGCTATTGTTGATAAGTTTTCTTTTATTTCGTTGGAGTCGTAAAGTGGCAGTTTGTCTACAAATTTATCTAATAATTTTACAGTTTCGTTCTGAGTATACTGATCTATAAGAGCATCAAGGGCTACTTCAGCACTAACATCGGGTAACTCAGTTAGCTTTAGTGTAGCTAGAGTTTTAGCTGCCGGACCTTCTCTAATAGTAAGTTCTAAGTCATCAAAGTTAGGTAGTTTATTATACCGTTCATAGTGCTTATTGATGACACTATACAAAGAGGAGTATGCCGGGTCTAAAAACACCAGCTTAAGCTTTGCCCATATATCTAGGCTCTGCTCAGATAGCAATTTATTTAAGACTACGGCGGATACATCCACATTAACCTACCTTAGATTCATTGTCTACTATAACTTGGTCTATAATTTCTGTAACTTTATAAACAATATTTTCTCGTAACTTTTTAATATCTTGCTGATAACTACTACCTTTGTCAAATAGTAGACTTAGCTGTTCATGTGTTACGAGCTGTTGTAAGCCAAAATATATATGGTCGTATGCCATTGTAGATTCTGGCATGACTTCTACTTGAGCTTGGCGACCATAGTTATGTACTGCTTGCTTTACTACTTCTTCTACAGTAAACGATTCTGTATCGTGATATGTGATTGTAACTTTCATTTACAGTATCCAAAGTAAAAAGGCCGGGAGTTGATTAGACTCCCGGCCTAGTGTTATGCCTAATCTAGATTAGGCAGCAGCTTTAGCCTCGGCCTTGGCTTTCTTGTCTGCGCCTTTGTAATCGGCAACATTAATTCCGCGGCGGGTAAGAAGGGTACGAAGACCACGCTCAGTCTTATCAACTTCTTTGGCAATCTCTGCTACAGTCATAGTAGCAATACGACTACCAAGAGCAACGATAGGATCAACCTGATCTTTAGCATGGGACTCGCGCTGTGCGGGAATCTTAGCAATTTGACCTTTACGAGTAAGGCTAAGAGCCTTGCCACGTACACTTGCAACAGTCTTGTTAAGGGCAGCAGCAATATCCTCGATAAAGGCACCGCGCTCAGCCATTTGAACAAATTTTGCTTCTTCAGCTTCTGTGTAAGTACGAGCAACTTCAACTTTCTCGGCAGGCTTTACAGCGCCGGTAAGTTCTAGGGCAAGAAGTTTACCCTGAATCTGTTTAGCAGTAAACTTGCCATCAGCAAAGTTTTCTGCAATTTCTTTGTAGGTATAACGACCAACATTATCCTCAACAAAGTTGGCAAGATCATCAGTCTCGTCTTCGGTGAAGGCAGTGGTCTTTTCTTTGGCCATGCTAGCAACATCACGGTCTAGCTGGCGGAGTTTAGCAGCAATACTACGAGTAGTGAATCCAAGGGTTTCGGCGGCTTCTTCAACTTTAGCTACGCTAACGGGGCTTTGGCTACCAACGATTTGAAGCAGTTGGTCAACAACCTCGTCATTCCATTTTTTAGCTTTTTCAGTCATCTTTATTTTCTTTCAAAAATTGTTGTAGGTCTGTGATAATTTTAATATTTAGTTCTTCGGCACGTTTACGCTTAGAACTAGATTTGTCAGATTCGTCAACTAGAAAGTCTAGGGATTTGGTTACAGTTTCGGAAATTTTAAATCCAAGCTGTTCAAGTTGATCGTATGCTTCTTGTTTTGTTTTGAAACTTTTTAGTTTACCAGTAATACAAATAGTTTTTCTATCTTCTAGGGCATCTACTACATGGTTAGAGTGAAATGAGAACGGCAGAAATTCTCTCATTTCTTGAAAATCTGTTTGAATCCAATTCATAAGATTTTCGGTGGCTTTTTCCCCTAAACCAGCTTCACGGCATTTTTCTGTGGTAAGTTCGTCAATATGACTGATTACTTTAGAAACTTTCTGTGATGCGGTGTTACCAATTAAGGGAATACTAAAACTTGCTAGGACTTCGGCTAGACTTGCACTACGGCTGCGATTGATTTCATCAATCAGTTTCTCAGCCATACGCTCACTGCCCAAGCACTCAGCAATCTCACTTTCCTCTAGGTAGTAGAGTTCAGTAATATCTGCCAGTTCTAGTTTTTCTATAGTCTTAGAACCCATGCCCTTGATACCAAGGGTTTTGCAGAAGTGTTCTAACTTTTTATCAAGCTGAGCACTACAAGCCTGATTCCGGCAAAACAGCTGGTCATTAACCCACTCAAGTGGGTATTCACAACACGGACAATTTGTGGGAATCGTGATTTTCATGGGGTTTTATCCAACAGAATATAAATATTATACACTAATTGTATAGGCTTAGCAAGTCTAAATTTTACTTGCCCGAGCCTGATAAATTTAGGCATCTACTTTGTGCAGCACACAGGGAATGATTTCTCCAGCCCTGATTACAGCTACCCTGTCGCCAATTTCAAGGCCCAGTGCTTCGATAAAGCCTGGATTGTTTAGGGTAGCTCGGCTCACTTGTGCATCGCCAATCATAACAGGTTCTAGAATAGCCACAGGGGTAACCTTGCCAGTTTTACCTACTTGCCATTCTACGCCTAAGAGTGTAGTTTCTACGTGTTCAGCTCGTTCTTTTCTAGCGTATGCACCACGGGGATGCTTGCTAGTATAGCCCAAGGCTTCAAACTCTTGGTTTGAGTCACAACGAAATACTACACCATCACAAGGATAAATTTTATCTAAGTCTGCTTCCAAGACAGTTTGAAAACCCTGCTTACGCAGCCATTTCATATCTTGCGAATATGAGTCTGACCAGTGCGGGAATAAGCCATAGGCAAAGAAACTAATGGCTCGCGTTCTAAATTCATCTAGATCCTTTAGATTAAGGGAGCCAGCGGCATAGTTTCGGCTATTTTCAATATGGCTTGGAGCAACAATTTCTCCGGTAATTTGGAGAATAGGCGTATAGGAAATTTTATGCGGTACTAGGTTAGTTGACAACAGCTTGTCAGTAATCAGTTGACCCTCTACTCCATCGCCCCGAGTAAGTGCTTGAACTAACTCGCCGTTGATGTAAAGCAGTGAGATGGCTGCGCCATCAAGTTTGGGAGTAACACTAACTTCCCGAACGCCTTCTAGTGGATTACGCTGACCCTCATCATCATAGAATTTCTGCAGACTATACATTTGCCTAAAGTGTTTAGCCTTATTGGTCTGCGGAGCACTACCTACCTCGCCGTAGCCAATCAACTCAGCAAGACTATCAAACTGCTTATCACTAATAATAGGCCAGCCGTCGTAATAGTGCTTGCTTGCTGTGTCAAGAAATTCTTTGAGTTTGTTTGTCATGTTAAACTTTCACAAGAGTTTAATATTATAACAGTTTAGGGTCGTGTGGTCAAGTTAGGATTTCTTGAGCTGGTTATGGTAGTGCTCAATGATTTCCTCACCCTCTGCTTCAGCGCAGATTTCCATCATGCCGTCAAGAAGGTTGTAAATATTCTCCATACTAGCTGGGAAACTTACACCTTCTCGGCTGGCAACCCACTCGCCTTCATAGCTTAAAAAGTATTTTCGGAGTTGAATATAGATTGTTTCCCTGAAGTCATTGACCACCAGTTTGATCTGAAAGCCTTTTTCCAAGTTTTCTTCTATAAGTTTTTCATAGATAATGTTATTATCCATTAGAATTGAACTCCAACTTCTTTTAAGTGCTTAAGAGAGGCTAATTCACAGGCTGGTTGGTAGGCATACTGTAGCCACTTTTCATTAGTTAGCCATACACGGTAAACCCAGCCATAAGTAGGATCAGGCAGTTCTGTAATAATTTTTGCAGTAGAATCATATCTGCTGCTATATACAGTTTCTCCTACTTCAAACTTATCCTGCATTGCGCCTTCAGGAATAAGTTGGGGATGAAAATAGTCGTGAGAACTATTTCGTTTTGGAACGTGGTTTTCTTCTAGAATTCGTTTAATGAATTCCCCACCACGATACGTGGACCTAGAAATACCCTCAATGGTATTACCCTCAAGATATTCACGAATAATAAATCCGGTTTCTTGTTGGGTTGCAGGTTTTCCACGTAGTGCTGCCCGACGCTCACCATCTCGACGTTGACGCTCTTTGAACTGTTCAAGAAGTGTTTCTAGGCGTGAAGTGTTATAGTTCATGCCTAGAATCGCGCAAGCTTCTTTTTTGGTTATAGGCTTAGTGTTGGCATCTTTAGGCTCAAGTAGACCAATAACCTTTTGTAGATTAGTGTCTGTCATACGCTCTTGTTCAAGAGCTGATCGTTTCTTTGCCATAGCCTATAACCTCGAAAAATAAGGGCAGCAATGGCTGCCCGGAATATTAAGCCTTGATAACACTCAACAGGTAAACAGCAGCTTTACCAGTCAGTTTGCCAAGAATATCCTCGTCGATAGGAGCACCCTTGGCTTCGATAGCTTTGGTAAGCTCAGCAATAGCTGCTTCTTTGCTTACACGCTTAGTGCCTTCGCCGGTTTTGGCGGTACTGCCGCCCTTGCTAGTGCTGGCGGAGGCTTCTTTCTTAACATAGACACCCGCTTGAACAAGAACCATGCGAACACCGTTAGGTGAGGCTTCGATCTCGTCAGCAATGTCTTTGATAATCTCAGTGCTGCTCTCAGGGGTAGGATCAGCATCTTGATACATTTTAACAACTTGTTCTTTAAGTTCAGGAGTCCATTGAGTCATTTTTAATCCTTAGTGTATATTGTCTTTGTCAGAGCGTAAGTTTCCGGTTTTTGTAAGTTCGTATTCAATTAGTTTGTTATATGCTGCATCAAAACTTGCGGCTAAAATGTAAAGTTTTTCTGTAGGTATTAAGCTAGGTGGTAACATAGCTGGAATAGTTTTATTTTGTCGGCAAGTTTCGTCAATAATTGCGCCTAATTGAATGGCGATTTTAGCTGCTTCTTGAAGTGTTATGGCATCCCATATTCTGAATGGTTTATCTGTCATACTAAAGTAGTTTCGGTAATTTGCATCCGATCAGGAACAAACTGCCGATAATTGTGTTTAAGATCATGGCGAGCCATTAGCTGCATAATTTCTTCATGTTGACGATTCTTTACTTGACGATACTCGTCCAAGAAAAGTGCAAAGCTAGACTCATCAAGTTGAGTGAGATCAATACCAGCGTAATTACGCTGAGGTTCTTGCAGTACCATAACAGCACGTTGTGATTGGGAACCATCTTGTTTTGTGTAATTGAATTCTACAAGTTTCATAGTCTGTGTTTTCCTAATGAAGAAATAATATTATAGCAATATATGGCACACGATTCAAGATTAAATTTTTTAATCTTCGTTAATTGCTCGCCGCATTCCTGCTCTAGCCGATTCAAACATTGATGGAATAAATACTATTGGAAGTACGATAGGAGCCATTAGTGTGTTTAGCAAAATAAACACTACAGAGCTTAACTTGGGACTACGAGTAATATCGTTAATTACTCCTGCCTGAATAGCCTCTCTAACTAAGGGTCTAAACATAAACCACCAACTAACAATGCTAGTAGCTAGTGCAATTGAAAAATATACTATAATAATTTCATGCATAGATTACCAGCAATCGCCAATTACTTCTTCGCTATCTCCCTCTACCTTTTCTTCAAGCTCTTTGCCGCGCTTAATATCATCGTTCATATCCCGTACACGAACTAGTGCATCAATAAGTTCATTAATATGGTCAATGCTAACTGGAACTTCTCGATCACAGGTATCACGCAACATTACGTCTTCCATACCACCGTTATTAGTGCCCCACTCAAGCTCGTAATAAAAGTATTTAGTAGGTGCTTCATCAGTAGTAAACAGCTCATCTGCATCAAGCTCGCTGGGATCGTAGTCTACTGCGCCAAAAAAGATTTTCATTTGTGTTTCCTTAGTTAATTTCAATAAAGTTAATTGCAATATCTTGATCTGTACACCACTCTAAGAGTTTGTCTAGGGTAGCAATACCGGGCGGTTTTGCGCCTAAGTAGTTAACTACAGCATCAAAATCTGTATCCGCGTGTATGATTTTTTGATCTACAGTTCCGGTATGATTCATGTAGCTAGCTACAATATATTTGCTCAACTTGGATCTCCTAGTAGTTTAAGATTTAGGGTAAAGTTTTCTACTGTTGTTCTGACTAGAGTAGCTAAGATTAGCATTTCTCGTTCAGTTTCAGGATAGCCAAACAGGTCTACTAGTCCGTTTGCGATTAGCAAATAAGCACTGTTTTCATCTACGCTTAGCATACCCCAGTCAATAGGATCGTTAACTTCTTCCTCTTGTGCTAGTTCAATAATTTGTGCTAATTGTGGAATATTATTCATAGTATTGGTGGGCCCCCTGGGAGTCGAACCCAGTACCTGCCGATTATGAGTCGGATGCTCTAACCACCGTGAGCTAGAGGCCCGTATAGGTTACATAAATGCTGCCCACAGCAGCGGCATGAAAAGTAGAACACCAAAAAACACAGCAACAATCCAACCTGGATCTTTGAGTGTAAGTACGGTTTGTTTGCTGACAGGAACCCCTGCATATTCTACAGTATTTTGTGTGTTAGTATTAGTTAGGGTTTCTGAGCTACGTGGCCACGGCCAACTTTTATTTTGCACTTTTTGCAATCCTTTTATTTATATCTGCTAGGCTGACCGGAGTATAGTTGTCAAGGCACTCCATGCTAACATTTATGTAACGTGGGTCTGGGTGGCCGTTTGGTAAGAGCACTCGTTTGTAGTGCAGGTGTCCGTGTAAGTTAGTGCCCCAGCGATCCAAACTCTCTGGATGTATAGGCACATGAGTCATTACTACACCGTACCTATGGCATACTCCACGAACATCATCAAAGTATTGTGCATACTGTGCTAGCTTACACTCGTCGTGATTACCACGGATCAATATTTTTATACCGTTAAGACGACCTAGAATTTCTAGTCCTGTTGCATTCTTAGTCATGCAAACATCGCCTAGGAAGTATACTTTGTCATCAGGTTTGACCACACTGTTGTGTTGAGCAATAATGTGCTCGTGCATATGGTTAATGCCATTAAAACTACGTAGTTGTGTGCCGTCACTTCTAAGAAACTTTAAGATGTTCTCGTGATGAAAGTGATGGTCACTAGCAAAAAATACATTGCTCATTTTTAAACCTTAAAAATAATGCCCAGCCTGTGTGACATTTTTATATTATATCACACTGACTGGGCCTGTGCAAGTTTAAGTTTTGGTAGTACCTGAGGGTTTCGAACCCACGACCCTCTCGGTGTAAACGAGATGCTCTACCACTGAGCTAAGGTACTAGGGATTTGCTAGGTAAAAAGCTAGGGCAAAGCCTAGTGGAGTCATACTACGCAATTCTTTAGTTCGTTCTGATTTACCACCTAATTGCATTATTGGCGATTTAGGGTCGGGATCAACTGGTGATTGAGGCAGGTCACGATTAAATGTGCCCCACAATCCTGTTTTCTTGGTGTAGGCGTCACCAAACCACCACGGCTGAAAGTACCAAGGTGTGCCTAGTTCTGGCCTAAGTTTTGCTAGTCTACCCACAGGATTTTCAATCACCCACCATTTGGGTTCATGATAGCTTATGATTTCTAGGGTTTTATCTACTAGCTGTAGGCTCTGCTGGGTACGCCCATCCCTATCTTTTTGCCCCCAGTACTGAGCACCACTACTAGCAAAGTCTGTGCAAGGTGGAGCAGCTAGGATGCCGTGTATGGGTTGTGGTAAGTCGCCGGGAGTTATATCAAGTATATCAAGACCAAGTTTAACGTCTACTTGATATACGTCATATAATCCGCTGTCGCGGTAGTATTTAGGCCAATTGCCACTATAATCGAACAGGGAAAGTATAATTTTTTTCATGGAGCGGGTAGGGAGATTCGAACTCCTCACTTCGAGTTTGGAAGACTGGCGTGCTAACCGTTAAACACTATACCCGCTAGTATACCTAACTTGTCTATAGAATAGTTTATTAACTACTTGTTCTCGTTGTTTGTCTGTGTATGCTGTCCAGTCTTGGATTTCTTCCCTAGTTCTCCAGCAGTCTATACATAGCTCTAGTTTAGGGTCTAGCCTACACACTTTAATACAAGGGGTAATCATATTAGTCTAAGACTAGCACTTCTACATCCCAGAATCCCCACTCGTCCACAGTCCAATTTAGGAACATTTTAGTTGGTAGGGGAATAAGGTAGCCAGCACTGGGTGGAATTTTTGTTTGGTTCATTGGCGCAAATCTAAAAAGTAGAGGGTGCTGGGCACCCTCTATGTTGGCAGAAGCGGTGAGATTCGAACTCACGGACCCCTTACGGAATCGTCGGTTTTCAAGACCGGTGCCTTAAACCCCTCGACCACGCTTCTAAAGATCAAGCTGTTGTTGTCCACCAATAGGAATACGCTTAGGCTTCAGGGTTTCTTGCAAGCCTAGGTAAACCTTTAACAAGCCGTCTTTAAGCTCGGCATGTAGGACTTCATACTGATTGTCTAGGAAAAAGCTACGAGTAAAGCCTCTGTAGGCAATACCTTGATGAATCCAAGCTGTATAATCTTTATCTTCTTCCTGCTCAGACTTTTGAGCAGTAATTACAAGTTCGCCTTTTGATACTTCCAGACTAATCTCTGATTCCTTAAAACCAGCAACAGCTAGTTCTAGGAGATACTTGTGATCTTCTGCTTTGCGAACATTGTATGGTGGATAATTAACATTTGCTTTAGCAATCATTTGCGTATGCAATTTGTTAATGCGATCTTGGGCTTCATCAAAGCCTAGAAAGTATTTATTAATATCTTTTAGTGTCATCTCATTCTCCTCGGTTGAGCAAGAATTGTTAATAAAAATGCCAAATGGCCATTTAAGTCCAGGTTTTCTGTTACGAGGATAACCTGGAACCCTAAGCCGAGTTTAGGCGGCTAATGCGAACGTTTCATCGTTTGCGTTTAGTTTGTTTGCTTCTCTAGCCGGGTAGTCCCAGCCCTACGGCTTCTGCATTGCCGAGTTGTCCATCTTCCTACTCTGCACCCTGTCGAAACCATGACTAGCCCATCAGAAACATTCTCACGGTTTATCTTTCCGTTCCCAAATACATGGACAAAAATGTTTCTGGTGGACCAGGCGGGAGTCGAACCCGCGTCCAAAGCACCTTTGGGTTAACTTCATACAACTATATCTTCTTTTGCGTAACACTACAACTACCAACTAGGGTTTTACCTTTAGTTTCGTAGTCTAGTTTAAGTTTGGCTAGTGCTTGTTCGCACTCAGCTCTGCTAGAGTATGCACCTCTAGTTCCGTGCTCGCCGCCAGTGCCTAACACAGAAAATAGTATAATCCATACCCAAGCCATAGTATTTATCCTATATCTTGTGCCCAAGAATGCTGATTCCAGAACTCACTAACTTTTGCTTGGTCAAGACCACAAAACTCAGCAAATTTAGTTAGCAAGTTGTCATCATGTTCAGCATCAAAAATGCTATTATGTATAGTCAGGTATCCTGCCATCTGTGCAGGAGCATAGGCTTCTGGCCCGAACTCAAACACATTGTAGAGAACATACCTGTAAGTGCCCTTGTCCTCAATATCACCTTTGTAGATGCGACGACACACTGCACAGAATGCATCAAGCTGTTGCTCTTTGGTTAAACTATTCCAGTACTCCTCACTAGCCTGCTCAATATTTAGCATAGCTTTATTCCAAGCTTCGCCAATTTCACTTAGTGAATCTTTAAGTTCTTCGTTCATGATTATACTTAGTGGTGCCCCCTATCGGATTCGAACTGATGACCTATCGCTTACAAGGCGATTGCTCTACCACTGAGCTAAAGGGGCGGTGTGGAGTAGATGACAGGACTCGAACCTGCATATACTGGATTTGCAATCCAGTCCCTAGCCTTTCGGGTCACATCTACATAATTCGGGGATCTAGCTTACGTTGGGTAACCAGCTGCTCAAATGTTGCAAAGGTGCGCTCAAACTTAAGGTGATAAAGAGTCTTAAGTCCAAGTAAGAGATTATGCACATCGTCACTAAGTTCAAGACTATCAGTTTCCATAATAGTCTGCAGATCATCGGTAATATGCCAGCAATCTAGGATTTCTTGTTCAAGATCAAAGCGGTCTTTAGTCATTTTAGTTTGAAAGAATAAATTTTAGTCGGTCTGCTGCGTAACTTGCTGCAAATGCTTGAGGTTTAACTTGTGCTTCTATATTACAGGTGCCACGAATATATCCAATAGCTTGAGAAATTACTTGTGAACTAGCATAGCGATCATCTGGATTAATATCTAGATGCACTTCTACGTGTCGGTCTTGGAGTACATCGCTTAGCTCATTAAATAGCTGTGCGACCTTATACACTTCACCCATGAGTCGTAGCGCAGGCTTATCTCGGCGTTGATCATAGTCTCGCTCACGAGTAATATGACCAAATATCTTACAGCCGTGTTTGCCTTCAATGTGAACTACAACCGCTAGGTAGTATTCAGCCATCCAGCAATCACCACCACTTACACGCTCACTATCTGCGCCCAAGTATATTCGAGTATCTGCGCTTTGAGCACTAATAAACTGTTTAATTTCGTCTAGGTCGAATTGTTTCATGATTTGTGGCAGGGGTACTTGGAGTCGAACCAAGAATATGGGAATCAAAATCCTGTGTGATACCGTTTCACTATACCCCACTTGGCTCCACAGGCTGGGATCGAACCAACGACCAATTGATTAACAGTCAACTGCTCTACCGCTGAGCTACTGTGGAATATAATTAAGCTGTGCTAGAATGTACCGGTATACTGTTCTACGAGGTTCATCCCCTGACTCCAACATTTGGAGTGGAGTTTGCATACCAAATGCACGATTAGGTGATTCGTACCACTTGTCTACTAGCTCTTGTGAACCTAGCATACTCTTTAGGCACATATTAAGTGTAGCGTATGGATACTTCATTCAGATTCCTAAGTGTATGGTGCCCCGAGCCGGACTCGAACCGGCACGCATTTTCAGCGAGGGATTTTAAGTCCCTTGTGTCTACCTATTTCACCATCAGGGCTTAGATCAGACTAGTACAGTTCCCCTGTCGTAGAGGATATAGATATTTTGGAACTGCTGGTGCATTAGGTCAAGGTCGCGGATCGAGCAGTAGGGTCCGCCTTCAATTTGAAAGTCTTTGCCACCCTGCCAGTCGCGGAGCGCTTGCTCACGAGTCTTATACTGGCGACCATAGGCAGGCAGCAAGAACATGGGACTAGTAACTTGGTTCAACGCTTCCATTTAGATTCCTAAATTGTCACAGAAATAATATTATAGCAAATCTGCGATTTAGGGTCAAGACAAAAATTTTCTTGGCCTCCCCATACGGACTCGAACCGCAACCAACAGTTTTGGAGACTGTGATGCTGCCATTACACCATGAGGAGGTTAGTGGTTGCGGGAGAGGGAATCGAACCCCCATCTGGAGCTTATGAGACTCCTGAATTACCTTTACTCTATCCCGCGAAAATTAGTTATTGTGAGCGATTGAACCAGTTACTAGTAGTAAGCCAGCGCTTTTCTAGATCTTCTAGTTCTTTGTGGTCTTTAGGGCCGTATTCTTTGACATAATCCTCGAATGTGTACGGACGAACAAATTCCAGGACGCGCTGCCACATATCAGCGACTTTCATTATTTACAAAGCCGTATAGCTCTTTGGCTTTCTCTAGAATATCTTTAAAATCATAAAACTTGGGCATATGCGTAGCCCAATCTTCGGGCTGAACCTTGCCAAGCTCTACCATCTGGTGAAATGTTTGCTCTGCAAATTGTTTATTAGCTTCAAACTGTTGTTGAAGATAGCCCTGAGCAAGTTGTAGCAGCTCAGTGCGAATTTCGTACGGATTTTTAGTTGTCATGATACTTCCTTGTGTGTTGTGTGTGTAAAAGAAAAAAGCCGGTTACCTGTCCGGCATAACCCGTATCGTCTGTTATGGATGACGCTAGCACTGCCGCGGCTAGTAACGGCTATAGCGGTTTAGGTTCTATAGCTAACCAGGATTGGTCTCGGGGGTGGGATTCGAACTCACGATCTCCTGCTCCCAAAGCAGGCGCTTTAAGCCGGACTAAGCTACACCGAGTATGGCACACCTAAGGGGATTCGAACCCCTGATCTACTCCGTGAAAGGGAGTTGTCCTAGGCCGCTAGACGATAGGTGCTTATTTTTTCGGCGGTTTAGGGTAAGGTTTCTTGCCCTTGTCACCTTCACGAGCATGAATAGCTGCTTCAGCAGCTTTACATGACTCTAGTGTGTCAAACTGGCAGTTGCCACGTTGACCATATTTGTACTTACCGTTTGCGCATTTATAGCAAGGCATGGTTAATCCAGTGCAGGAATTTTTGTTAGAGTTTTTGTTTTATGCCCTACAATAGTATCTGTAGGCTTGTACTCGCCATCTTGTTCCCTGTACACTCTGATTAAAGCACCTGGGTCATCTGGCGTTCCTGTAATTTTAAAACTACTACCGGGGATTTGTTCCTCGCCATTAGTAATTACTTTGGTAACTTTGCCACGAGCAGTACCGCCGCTTGAATTCCAACTAACGCTATCGCCCCTTTTAACATTTTTTGCTTTAGTAATTATAGCATCTAAGGCTGCTATAAGCGTTTCTGTAGAGTAGTTCATAGTATTCTCCGTGGCAGTGAGTGTGGGATTCGAACCCACGGACCCGGTTGACCCGAATCGACGGTTTAGCAAACCGCTGCCTTAAGCCACTCAGCCAACTCACTAGGTTATGGTAGAAGGGGTGGGAATCGAACCCACATTAACTGCCTTATCTGGACAGTGCTTACGAGTTTATAAGGCTCGCCCTAAGGCCAATATTAGCAACCCTTCCATTAACTTATGCATCTAGTTTGCGATTTAGTTGACCACGAACTTGTTTATGGGTTTTGGTATGTGAACCCGCCCTACGTTTGCGGGCTAGTGCCACATACGGATTACGAGGTTTTAGTTTCATGATATACCTAAATTAAATATAAATTACTTTGCAGTTTTAATCAACGCCAAAGTAATATTATAGCAAACTAGATTGCATAGTTCAATATTAAAATTTTAACTGTCTTGTTCTACATAACGATAGTGTTTAGTTATCTCTGTAAAACATTCTTGAAATTGATCGCGGGCTTGTAGGAACTGTGTATAGGCTTGAGCACCGTTAGTTGCTAGAGCAAGACTAGCTGCACCCAAGTCATCTACAGCTTGCATTATGGTTTTGTAATCTTGTTCTTGTTTTGGGCACCAGTATTTATGAATTTTTAAAGCTGACATTTTTACTACTTTTTATTTAACTGTAATTTGAGAGCAGTCACACCCGCATGTAATCTACTATAGTGCAGCCGCCTCATCTATAGTAGTGTTATCGATACCGTCCTCCTTATATTACGTTCCAATTTGTTCCGCGGAACACTAGTGTAATTGCTCCATCTGTGGCGGCTAATATTGTGTAGCTTGCTGCATTTTCAATGGTTTCTGCACCATTGGGCGTAACGGTAATATCGCTGGTTTGTCCAGCTTCGCTTTTGATAACTACTGTTCTACCGTCTACACCGGCAGTTAGGTTAATAGCAATCGCAGCTCCAGTGCCTACTACGCCTAAGTAGTAATTTGGAGTAGTACCTGCACTGTCTAGGGTATAGGGACTTGCTGCGTTGTTGACTAGCTGTGTATTAACAGTTTCATTTCCTACAACAGAAATAACGCCGTTAGTAACTGTAATATTTGATCCAACCTTTACTACACCGTAGTTGGTGGTTGAGGTTAATGGTGAATTATATGCCATGGATTTTCTCCTGTTATTGTTATTGTTGGCACTGAAAATTACCCTGCTATACTCTTCCAGTTAGTGCCGTCGTAAGTAAGTAGTACGCGGCTATATGGAGTATTTAATATTGCAAAACTTGCACCATCAATGGTTTTTCCACTGGGTGCAGTAATAGTTATAGGATTTATTTTTGAATTACCTGAAAAATCTTTGATATAATAAGTTTTACCAGTATTACTTCCAGATAGGTTTGGTAGTACCAGTGATGACGCAGTTGTTACATTACTAAATATAACCTCATCGTCTTTATCAATTGTGGCGGGTGTTGTTGTAATAGTTCTAGTATCATAAGTTATACTCATATTATCCTATCCTTGTTAGTGTAACCTTGACTGCATAACCTGTTGGTCTAACAGGATTTACTTGAGCAGCTAGTGGGCTAAAACCAGTAGTTATATCTGGACTACTCCAACAGGTTTGTATGTTATCTCCTGCTGCTAAACTCAGTGTATAATTACCGCTTAAGAATACTATAGATAATACGTTTGTTAGTTGTAACTCTTGTGCTGAGCCTGTTATATCTACACCGTTTTTTCGTAACCATATACTTAGTGTGGCTGTGCCACCGCTGGTTTTTGTGGTTATAAGTGTAAATATTTGAGTATATATACCTGCATTTGCAACAGTGATATTGTTACCGCCGCCGCCTATGCTTACTCCATTAGCTGGGCCTAATGTATCAAATGTAATAACATTAACCTGATTAGCAACTGGATTAGTTTGTGGGGTACTACTATTAACAAATCCATATTCGCCAAAACTGCTGCTAGTTGCAGTAACAATACCATTTGTTACACTTAATCCACTTCCTACTTTGATTACGCCATAGTCTGTGGTACTTGCTAGTGCTTGATTATAGCTCATACTACATTCCATTCTATGCCATTATAGACCAAACCAATACTGCCCCAGTCTGTGTCTAAAACATAAGTTAATTCGCCATCAATACTACTGCCTGTAGTAGTCACAGTAATTGGATTTGTATTAGCATCCCCCGCACTATCTTTGATAATAAACACTTTGCCAAGGGTTCCACTAGGAAGTGTAACCGTTACTGCACCATTATAAATTACGCCTAAAAAGTACTCATCTGTGGTAGCACTATAGGTTGGCGTATCTATGAGTTGCACAGGCACATCTGCTAGTGAGCCTGGTGGTCCTTGTGGTCCTTCCGGACCCTGAGGACCAGGTGGTCCTGGTGGACCGGGTGGTCCGGGCGTGCCTATGCCATAGTTGATAAATAAGTCATTATCTTCCATGATTGGAGGCGGCAGGGGCGGAGCAGGAACAAGAGCAAACCCTTGCTTTTGCCACATAAATGGTGGCAATAAGTGTTGTTTTTGTCTTTGCACAATAATCTCCTATAAAAAGCGCCCCCAGGTCTTTTGAACGTGGGGGGCCAACCGTTAATTAGAGATTATCTAATATTTGTATTTGTGTTTGCTGGATTAGCGGTTTGTGTTCCACTACCAACATTGATTGCTGAGTTAGTATTCTGAATGTTTTGAGCAAGGGCCCAGAGAGCATTGTAAAGCTGACCGTATTGTTGTTGCTGTTGAGCTTGCTGTTGCATCTGGTTAACAGTGGTTGTTGTATTGACCTCTACACCACGTGTACGCTCTGCGGTATCAAAACGAGATTGCAGTGCAATAATGTTTGCATTAGCATCGCTGAGTTGACGGTTTAGAGTGGCTTCGTATTGACTAGTGATTAAGGCACGAGTCTTGTCACCATCATTGTTAATGTCTTGTGCCAACTGGTAACGGTTTTCCATTACTTGTTGTTGTACGCCATTAAGTTGCTGTGAAAGCAGCATAGCGGTCGCATTAACTGCTTCTTTGGTACCGTCAACACGAGTTGCCAATGAGCCTGTTTGTGCATTGAGCTGGTTTGTAAAAGCAATGGTTTGATTGGCTTGTGACGCTTCCATGGCTGCTGTACTAACAGCTACTGCCTTGTCTACTTGACCAATGCTCTGCATTAGGCTCATGTTGGCTTGAACTTGCTCAGGCGGACTACGTAGAGTTGCTCCAGCAGCTGCGCCATCTCCTCCAAAGAGATTACCATTGTTGCGTAGGAGCGAGCCTAGGATAAGACCGCCAATAAGACCGCCGCCTCCGAAAAGACCGTCGCCGCCGCCACTCATCATCATGCCTGCAGGTGTGATTGATTCTGCCATTTTGTTCTCCGTTTTTTATTATTGTTTGTGGAGTTAAACGGCTACTAGGCCGGCAAGCCTAGCTGCCGACCATAATTAACTAACTATGGGTTTCTCTGTGATTACTTCGTACTCATCTAGGGTAAGGCACTCGTCGTGTTTACTTAACCACATCAAGTTTTCCATCATATAGTTTATATGATCTTGCGTTACCTTAGGGTCTTTGATATGTTCTAAGAGCTTTTTCATGAGTTTAGGGCTAACCTCAATCTCTACGAACTTGTAATATTTATCGCCCATTAAAAACCCCCTCTATCAACTATTGTGTCATAGTGTTTCATAGTGAGGAGAGTATTTGTTTGCATTAGCCTGATTAGGTGTTCTGCTACAAAGTGCAAATCTTTATCGTGTTTAGCATCTTCGCGCGCAAATTCCATCAATCTAAGCATTAGCGGAACATCGACTGAAATAATGTCTAATCCGTTATATGCCATCATACACATCTCCGTGTGTTTAAATTCCCCTTACGGGGGCTGTTTGGGTTGGTTCCCAAATCTTTTATGGTGGACCGCCGGAGGATCGAACTCCGACCTATGCCGTGCAAAGGCACCGTGCTCCCATTATCACTAGCAGCCCTTAATAATAATATACGTGTGGTTTACGTCCTACTGCGGGCGGATCTACTAGCTCTAGGTCTGTGGTCTTGAGCACTGCGTGCTCCCATACACGGCCACGACGACGCTGTGGACGATTCATAGTAATACGAGTCCACCAGCTAGGTGTTGTGCTATACCAGCGAAAATGACAGTAGTTTCTACGCTTTTTAGTTTTCTTGCCCGCAACTTGTATGTAACGAAAACCAAAGCTACTAGTATCTACACGAATAGCATCGTATAAGTAGTGATCTTCTGGATACGCTACAGTGTGCGGTTTATCTTTTAGAGTACGACTCATTATTATCTCCAAAAAACCATAGTTCAAATCACGAGTATGAGTTGAACTATGGCCCCACTCCCTAAAGTGGCTTCATAGTGTCTTGTTACTATTGGGCGACGGCCCGCAGGTCTAGAATGTCCAGTTACGTAGTCCACCATCACTAGTAACTTTTATCGCCCTGTTGCGCGGTATAGTCTAGGGATACGACTATGTAAGCGTGGCGGGAACTATTATATGCAGGTGCTCATTCCTGCTTGCTCTAGACTTCACTGTTCACGTTGTACAGTCGAATATCTTTACGGGGTACGACCCCAGCCTAGTCACCAGCCTAGAGTTTATAGGTTCAGCGTGAGCAGCGCAATTACGGATGTTGACTAGAAATAAGTTTTCCCAGTTCAGGCTTTAGAGTGCCTTATCGGGCTAGTCAACAACCATATTGAAACACACTGTGGTCTATACATACTTTCCTTGAGAGGTATGTGGTGTACCAGCCCTGATCTTTTTAGGGATTTTAATGTGCTTCAATATGGTGGATGCGGATGGATTCGAACCACCAGCGTTTCTAGTGTCACGAGTTTACAGCCCGCTGCCGTCAACCATTTGGCTACGCATCCATAGTAAAGTATTTTGCTTACTGCCTGCTCGCGCATGAGTTAATCTTCCTGCCATATGATCCCGCTAAGGATCGGCTACGATTAACTTCAGCCCGCTTTAGGGATATACCGGCCGGGTACCCTTATTTCTCTGGGCTGCAATGTCCTGTTTATTTCACCTAGGACGAACAAAATACTTAACTATGGTGCCCTGGGACGGACTCGAACCGTCACGCTCGCGCACTGGCTTCTAAGACCAGCGTGTCTACCAATTCCACCACCTGGGCATGGTAACGATCTAAGGTTTTAATCGTTGTGGCTCATGCACCCCAAGCTGACGCTTGTTGAGCTTTTGCGGTTTGTGCCGCCCCATATATAATATTATACAGTATTAGTTAGCGTGAATCAAGACAAGAAATTAAACGGTAATAGTTGTATTGCTATTTCTTTCTTAATTCACACTATACACATATTATATCACGTTTACTGGTCTAGTGCAAGTCTAAATTTTCATTTGCTTGACAAAAGCAGCCTGAGCAAGGTTTTTCTCTTTGGACTCTAGCATAATGTCGCTATACTCTAGAAAACTACCGGCCCACTCGTTACAAGCTAGGTTCCAGTAGTAGTCACTATGTGCACGCAATTTAGCTCGCGTGAATCCTTGTGTTAACAATTCCTGCAGGTTGGGTCGGGCATTGCGATCATGTTCGACTACAACATCTTCACGACTCAAGCTGTAGTGGATTACTGGCCTAACACCTCGCCAAGATTCCCATAACCGCTGTACACGAGGATCGGTTGGCTCAATGTATTCCCCACTCATAATCCAGTGATGGTGAATGTCTAGGACTAGTGCACAGTGATCTACTAGCTCTAGACTAGCATTAATACCCCAGCTAAACTCAGCGTTCTCAATGGTAAGCACATTGCGAGCTTCACGACTAAGACGCTTAAGTGCTTGTTTGATACCTTCTGGACCTTGTTTGCCACCAATATGTACGTTGCACTTAAAGTCTTGAAATTCACGACCATAACCCATGTAGCGAATAAGGTCTACATGATACTCAAACTCTTGAATAGAGTTTTCAACAACATTTGGGTTTTCACTAGCTAGTACACAAAACTGACCGGGATGAAAACTAAGTCGAATATCGTGTTGTCTAGCTAGGTTGCCAATCATATCAAATCTAGCCTCTAGCTCGCGAACTACGTCTGGCTCCCAGTACCACCACGACCAGTCGTCGTGGGTATATGCTGGAAGCAAGTCGCTGCTTAGGCGGAACATACGCTCTTGTGCTGGCTTTTTAGCTACCCACTCTAGTTGCCTGATTATGGCGTTAGTATTCTTGTCCAGAATACCCCATAGCTTGGCTACAGCTACATCTCGGGTCTGATTATTTAGCCAAGTAATTGTGGTAGTGCCGGTGTTTAGGCCTGGAGCTGCTTTGTCATGGCTTTCTTGAATCTTGCAAGCAAAACCAACTCTGGGGTGTTGTTTGAACATTATCGTGTGTTTTTATAGTTACGGACTGCTTCGGCGTCCAAGCTAGCATAGACTCTGAATTTGTCTTTGCCGACTTGGTCGTAGAGGTCGCTAGCCAGTTTGTACTGCTTTTCGGTGGTTTCAAGTCCCAGTGGCTCATATCTGCTCGCAAAACATTCCAACAAAAATTCACGGGTATAGCCTGCCATGTTTTCTTCTCCAAATGAAAAGATATTATAGCACACCGTATCCACTAAGTCAAGATTAAAAATAACCCAACTACACACCCCACAACAATAATTAGTCGCTCTACTACGGTAAAACTTCCACAATGTATAAAGTTGTGTAATCGGATATTCATAGCCTACTCCAAGTCAATCCAGACTTTACTGCTAGCCTGTTCAAAACGCTCAGCCTGTCGCTCGTAACCAGCATATCCACGAGGATTACTTACCACACGGCAACTACCGATCTGGTAGTCATTCATCGAATGCACATGACCATGTGCCCATAGCTTAACCTGCGGATTGTCTAGGATGATGTTAGTAAGATCACTGTAGTATGCATGGTTGATATAACCATGTACGTGCTCACGGTACTCACTAGCAATTGACTCGTAGCTAGGAGCATGGTGAGTCATCACAATAGTTTTGTGGTTGGGGTAGGCTAGTAGAAATTCTTCTAGTCGAGCACGGCTATACCGGTGCTCTTGCTCACTATCACTAGGGGTGAACTTGTTAGTCCAGTAGCCACCACCAGCTCCCTCTACAAACCTAGCAGGCTCGTGTTTGATTACTTGGTAATCACTCATGAGTCCACCAATAGCATGGGCAACTGTGGGATTGCCACGATCATTATCCGTCCACATGGTAGCGCCCCAGATCAGGTAATCTTCAATCTTAACATAACTGTTTTGTAGAATAGTTACGTTAGGGGGTAGAAGGGGTTCAATACGCTTACGCGCAGTTGAGAAATCATGCTGGTAGTACTCGTGATTGCCAAACACGTATAGGACCTGTGCATACTTAGGCAGTTGGGTATCACAAAACTTGTGGTACGCATCTAGAGTACTCATACCACGACCCACATTGTGTGCTAGTCGGATATGTCCTGCCTCTAAGAGGTCACCGCATAGGAGCAGGAGATCACCACCCGGCAGGACTAGTGTGTCGTGTCCGGTATCAAAGTTAATGTGTAGGTCGCTAGCGATATGCACTCGCATGATGTTCTCTGTGTGAATTATTTATAAAATATTATATAATTTTTGAGATTTAGGGTCAAGATAGAAATCTTTGGCCCGGCCGGAGGGAATCGAACCCCCATTCGCACTTTAGAAGAATGCTGTCCTATCCGTTGAACGACGGCCAGTGTTTTACATACCAGCTATATCCCTGCATACACTACAAATGGGATTTTGATCTAGGTCTAGGATTAGTCGCTTAGACCAGATGTTACAGTGTGTACACTGCTCTATGCCAATGTCCATTTCTAGTATACTTTCGTAGTCTAGGTCAAGTTCATTGCATACTTTTTTAAGCGGCACACGGGTACGCTCTAGGCGTTTAACCAGCTCACTTAGTTTCAGGCTTCCAGCGGTCATCGAGTTCACGGTGTGTTTTTTCAAATTCTAGGAGGAACATAATGCAACACATAGCATGAGCTAGGTGGCTTAGTCCCGATTCAGGGTCACGATCTTCGCCGTCTTGAAAAGCTAGGATGTGACGTAGTGCTGCACTAAGTGGACGAGACCACTCAAATCCGCCACGCCAATTATGTGCAGCGTACTTCTCTTTGCCAAAGGCTAGTACCATAGCAGTTTGATGTAGTGCTTCACTGCTGAGTAGGCTCATAGGAGCCTTATAACTATCGTACTTTAGTGCAGTACCTTGCGGTTTTGGTGTAGCCTCTTGCCAAGCAGGCTTACTCCAGCCAGGCCCAAAAAACTGATTTGTTTCTATAGCCTGCTTCATTTTGTCTACTTCTTCTTGCGAGTATAGTGGTGTTTGTGTAAAATTTATAGTTGTCATGGTTGTAGTATAGACAAAGGCGGCCAAGTCTCGTAGGAGAACTTGGCCGCGGGAACACACTTACCTGTACACAGGACTTATAGTGTAGCATCCAACTTGTACCTCCAAGCCGTGTACGGCCCAGATTATATAGTGGATTAAGGCATTTGAGTTGTTTCTTGCAACTAGCAGTTCGTGGTCAAATCCTTGAACACCACGCAAAGTAATATTATAGCATTTGTGGAAGATTATGTCAACGCTACTTTTTTGGTGGTTTAAATAGTGCGGGAACCTGCTGTTCACGACGAACCGCAAGTGTTTCTATAAGTTCATTTACTTTAGGACTAGTTTCTATGGTGTGTTCTCTATTATACTTTAAATACGTAGGAAGCAATTCTTGTCTAATAACCTGTTCTAGGTTTTTAGTGTAATCTGTTTGCATAGTAAATCCTCCACAATTTTTATAATTATAGCACTCTAGCAGAACCTTGTGCAACACAAAATTTTTATTGCCCATCAAAGACCTGGTTATATTTCGGACTTGATTTATTTTTGTTGATAGAGTATAATATATAATCTAGTCATTACTTTTTAGGCTAGAACCCATTAATAACCTTTACCAAATCACACCAAAAATGCAAATCGTAAAAATGGATAAAGTGCCGCTTCTAGCTAACGAATTCCTATTCTATCTAGACGCATGGCTTCATTGTTACAAAAATCAAATTGATCTTAACCGAATCCAACGAAAGAACTGGCAAGTATGGCAAATTGTAGACTAAACTAGTGTGTGATTTGAGCAATCCACCAAGGAGGCTCAAATGAAAAAGTTTTTTGTTGTGTTGTGTGGCGCAGTGCTAATTTCTGCTGCTGGGGCAAAGCCCACGGATCCAGAAACACAGTGCTTGGCCCGTAATGTTTACCACGAAGCTCGTGGTGAATCTTGGCAGGGTAAGATGGCAGTGGCTATAACTACCATAAATCGTACTAATCACTGGCAGTTTCCTAAAACTATTTGTAAAGTAGTTTATCAACCCGGACAGTTTCACTGGACTAGAAACAAACATCTTAGGATAACTGATATACCGGCTTGGAATGATAGCATCCTAGTAGCACTTATTGCACAAGAGTTTGCACATGAGTATGCAAAACACTTTCCTGCACTATACTTTCACAATCACACAGTTCGTCCACGTTGGCAACACCGCAAGCTGGCTACTATAGGTCGGCACACATTTTACCACTAAAATGAGCAATATAAAAGCTACTATTATCAGGGACAGTGTATATACTCCCACTAAGTCCAGAATTACTACATTTGAAATTGAGTACCCACGCTTTATCCTAGCTGAGTTTAATACTCACCGTATGCTATCGCGCAATACAGCTAGTTCGCGTGCAATTCCTGTACAAAAAATGCACGAACACATTCGTGATAACACTGCGGTTCCTGTGGTTTGGGGTCAAAATAAAGCAGGCATGCAAGCAGATGAAGAAATACTGCCAGATATGCAAAACTATGCTAGGCTAACTTGGATGGAAGCTCGAGATAGTGCTATTCGCTACAGCAGGTTACTAGCAGATTTTGATGTACACAAGCAGATTACTAACCGGCTCACAGAGCCATTTCAAATTGTTAAAACTGTAGTAACTGCGACGGAGTGGGAAAACTTCTTCTGGCTACGAGACCATGAGATGGCACAGCCTGAGTTTAAGGAACTTGCCCATCAAATGCATGAACTGTACCGCGCATCACAACCTCAAGCACTACAACCGGACGAATGGCACCTACCCTATGTTCGTACAACTCGTGCTGCTAATCATACGCAGATGTTTATTGATGAACAAACAGGCCTAGAAATCAAGCTGGCCGACGCTATCAAGATTAGTGCTAGTTGTTGTGCACAGGTAAGCTATCGCAAGCAGGATACCTCACTAGACAAAGCTATTCGTATCTATGATCAATTAGTAGAATCTAAACCCGCACACGCTAGTCCAGTTGAACATCAGGCTACTCCTATTACGCAGTGGGATACCCTAGAGCGTATTGGTGTATCGCATCAGGATCGATATGGTCAGCTATGGTCGGGCAACTTCTGCGGTTGGGTTCAATACCGCAAACTTATTCCAGGAGAAGCAAAGTGGTAAAAAATATTGGATTTAATTTATTAGCCCTATTACTTTTTCTACCACTACTAGTAGGCGTGGTTGATTTGTGGGCACTAATTATGCTGGACACTACATTTATTGTGGAATGGGATTCTCAAAAGTTTACGGGTGCTTGGTTGCTTAGCATTGCTGGTGTTTTTGTTAAAATTGCACATACCTGGAGTAAGGCATAATGAGAACCCACTATTGGTCGTGTACACCACTAGCGGACAGGATTCGTGGTACACTTAAGCCCACAGCCTTGGGCTGGGACGAGTGGGAAGGCTGGAAGGTAGAAGCTAAGCAAAAACATCCCCTACGCTACTGGATTGCCGAAACACTTCTAGATAAGGTACAAGCCACCATCCACTGGGTTCCGGATCGGATTGATAGCCTAGTATACTGGGTGTACACTCGCTGGCAGAGACCAACACACGTGCTCAGATCACACAAGGAACACATCCGGCCCGGAACAGGCTGGGACTTCTGTGATCGTCTCCTACCCTGTGTAATGAGTGAGCTGGTCGACTTTGTAGAGATTGATAAAGCACTGGATCAAGTTCGCTGGGATCGGGAGGCCGGTAAACGGTATCAGGCACCGTGGTGGTTGTTCAAGTGGCCATACCCTCGTGGCTGGCGGTGTCCCAAAGCAGGTCTTGACTACCTAGACTGGGAGATCCAACTGGGTTCGGAGAGTCCAGATCAAGCTCACGCTGCACAAGAGCTTAAAGAACTCTACCTTTGGTGGACTCAGGCGCGACCCAACCGGCCTGATCCCTACGAGGTCACCGGCTGGAACAAATGGTCGGCAAGTCAAAAGGGGCTAGGCTTTACTAGTCGTGAGTTTGATCCTGATACCAAGGCTCAAGTTGAACAAATGCTAGACGAGCTTAACAGGCTAGAGATGGCCTATCTAGCCGAAGATAAGCAGCAGCTTCATCGTGTAGTTGATATTTACAGGAGACTGTGGTGAACATAGTACTATATACCCGAGACTTTGAGCCTATCACAATCCTTGACCTGCCCACTTGGTTAATCGAACAAATGGAAAAACAGGGCCGAGTACGGGTAGCGGTACAAGAGCCGGCCACTACCCAGTGGATGACAGATGCAGACTCCAGCACCCCCCACCAGCCAAAAACTGTGGTCCTAGAGTGCTACAGGCTGCGCTGGAGTGACGGCTCTCAAAAACCTATTATTGTTACCCAAGACGACGAGCTAGCACTTACCCTTAGACCCGACTGGCTGCCAGGACAACGTGCTAGTATCAACAACTACAAGCAAACTATTAATAACCTTGTTTATATGCTTAAAAAGGCAATGAATCGCAATGACTGAAAAACTTACTTGGAAGATCCTACTTGGCAACACTTGGATTCTGGTAGATACCATGAACCGTATTCAAGCACAGGTAATGCGACCTGGTGTGCATAGTAGGGACTGGATTGCTATGGCTGAGGGTCGTAGCCTAGGCCGATTCCTAAACCCGGATGAAGGCAAACTCCTAGTAGAACAAACCTTAGGAATTCGCACTTGATTGTGTGCGACTAACTGTGTATAATATATTCTTTGCAAAATTAAAAAAGGCAATGACTACAATGTTTTTCTGCGTTAATCCACAGTGTCAAGATGATGTGCCCCGTGAGCGGTATCTCCACATTAGTAAACTGTGCATGGTGTGTGGTGAAAAACGAGCACGCCAACAAACACACTGCGTAGTTCCGCTCGCTAAAGGTGCTTATCAGCCTATTATTAATCCCGAACTGCTCAAGGGTCTTGGCAAGTATCACAACATGGAAACGGTATGAACGAAGAAAATAAAACCCTGGTACACTGGACAGTAGTAGGTATGTTTGTGCTGGTCACACTAGCCTATGTAGCAAACACCATCAAATACCACCTAGACCCACACCAAGACTGCTTTACCCGCGGCGGTGTAGTAATCAAAACTCAACATGGATGGCACTGCAGTGAACAATCAAGTTCAGCATATAAGTGAAGGGGTTTGGGACCTGTGGGTTAAATCTCAACTAGCGGCCCCAATTAATACCAGTCCAGTAGAATGGTTTGTTACACAACTAGTAGAACAGGTTGACCAAATTCTTGCCAACAGCTATGGTGGACCGCTTCCACAATGTGCCGAGGCTATTGAGCTAGCCCGGTTGAGGGTAAAGGAGTGGGCATATCGTGGGTAATTACTACATAAACGAACATGGGCAGGTTGGGGTACTAGTCACACACCGGTACGGTAGTGGTTGGTTTACCTACCACTGGATCTGGCGACTATGTGTGGATGCCGAGTTGTGTAGAGCTGTTGATGAAGAGGACTGGGAACTTGCGCTACAACTAGCCAAGGATATTGCTGAAAATGAAGGCACCGTATTCCTAGATACAACTACAGTAGCCGACATGCAACAACTCGAAGTCTGCTGGACCGACCGGCGTCGTAAGTTCTTTGTACAAGAGTATGATGGCCTAGAGTGTGTAGTCTACAAAGACGACATTAGCTGGATTCAGCTGTAAAACACCACCGGGGCATTCACCACAATTATTTTTGTGTTGAATGCCCTTTTTGTTTGTGCTATAATATTATATAATTTGAGAAAAGGACAAACCATGACGCCGCAAGAACAGTGGAGTTATAAGCAGAGGTGGATTCCCCAAGCGTATCAAGCTCCATTTCACAGCGATTTACTGTGGCAAGTAAAACATTGGCTACGGGCCAATGTTCCACAACACCAGTGGCACATTCGTGAGTGGACCAACGTCTACGAACATACTGTGTGGTTTAAATGTCTAATCCACAAACACCAATTTGAGGCATACTTTGGTGACTAAAACCATAATTAACCCTTGTTCGCCCAACAACCACACTGGCCAAAAGCTTTTTCACTACAACGGCTTAGGCTGGTCTTGGTGGTGGTGTCAAAGGTGTGGTAGGCGATTTGATATTATAGACCCCTATGGCGAACAACTTCCAGACGACGAGGCAAATGATGCACCAGACAAACACCACAAATCCTATCGACTTTCCACACCATCCATTTGAAGATCTGTTATATAGTAGTGGCCTCATCGCCCAAGGTGGCTGGGATGAGCTGGACCCCTACCAGCAGGAGTGTGTTAAACACCTAGTACAACTCACAGCTCGTGACTGTGCTACCCAACTGGCCATGCTACCTATGCAACACCTAGAAGAACCACAAGCTACTGTAGAACTAAATGCTATCAGCGATTGTATCCGTACTATCCTAGAGAGGTATCACTATGTGGGATGATAACTATAAAAAACCTGATTTCGATAATAACCTATGGCGAACCCAAATCACCGAAACTATTTACACCATTCAACTACACGAGCTGGAGCAAGTTCTCCAACTACTAGAGTCCGGCCAGATTGGTAAAGCCTATGACCAACTGTACCAGATTGTATATCCCCCTAACTTTAATGTGAGCGCACCATGACTCCTAAAATTGTCCCCGTACTAGACCAGTGCATTGAAACCGGCATTCAGCTGGGCTGGCAACGTGCACATAAGCATACAAGCAACCCCAGCCAAGACGAGATCCACACCCAGATCTACCAAGCCGTCTGGGCAGAATTGGATGCATGGTTTAACTTCGAGGACCAACCCAATGAATAACCACCCACAACTTATCGAAGTCCTTAACCACAATACGTGGTGGGTCAAGAACCTGGACCACGAACCTGTCAACACCGAACAGGTTAGGCTTTATTTTAACCAGCTATTCCCCGGCAAAGAAGTCTACGTATTTACCAGCACTCCACTATACACAGATTGCTATGTCAGGGTGGAACACGACTGATAACTACCACCTCAACTAAAAATACGCTTGCAAAACACAAAAAAGTATGATATAATATTGTTATATCTAAAGAGATTAAACAATTGGTGATTAAACCCTAGTTTAAAACAACTGCACCAAGCTGTGCAGGACCAGGCGACGTTTCGCGAGGGCCCCTGAGTACCAGCAAGCCTAGTGCAGTTGTTGTAAGAACTAGAGGTGTTAATCACTACCAACTTTATAAGTTGGAGAATTGTTTTCTTTTATACAAATTATAATAAATTTTTATACCCCAATTTTTACGCTAAAACTCGATGCAAAAACTAAATAAACTGGAAGCAATTCCACTCCATGAAATTGCCAACCAGGTCGACCCTAAACTGCTGGAGGTTTGGGTGGCCGAACAACAACTCCAGACCAAAGAGGAGTGGTTGTGGCCTCAGATTCTAGCACACTACAATCGCTGGAATCTTATCCTAGACCCTCAAGGTAGGGTAGACATTCCTAAAACACTCCGTATCAACATTTGCAGCGATTGGGAGCTGGGCTTGTGGAGGCTAGTTAATCGAGTAAATCGCAGCCACCTGATCAAACGTCAAAGCCATCCCAGCTCTGTCAACTGGAGTAGTCTAGCTCCTACTATCCTACTAGCACAACGTCGAGATCGGGGAGTTCCATACCAGAGCTGGCCGCTGGAAGGCTTGGATCGTGTGATTAGTAAAGAACTTTACGAATGTTTGCTGTGGGCTAGCCATAACCCACACTTCCGCGATTTAGGGTCACAAGAGCTCATCGAAATTCGCCAGCAGGGGTTGCTGTACAAAACTGGACAAAAACAAGGTCAGTATAAAAGTGCGCTTACAACTTGGCAGCTTACTGGACTACCCACTCCATGGCGTGAGATTCCTCGTCTGGCGATTACAATGTTGACACAAATCTGGGTTTGCCATCCACAGCTACGAACACAATACTTAATCCTAGACCCCTGGCAGTGGGATCGTATGCCACCGCCGCTCCTACCCGACGAGATTTTTTCGGTTGTGGCGACTGAGGGTCCAAAACACGTTAAAGTCGCAGATATGCCATGGGACGACTAACAACATGAAATATACTAAAGAAATCACTGACCGTCTAGTGCAAAGATACCGAGAAGGTGTCCCAGTAGAGGAGCTTGCCCAAGAGCTCCAGGTGCCAACTCGTAGCATAATTGCCAAGCTCAGCTCCCTCGAGGTGTACCAGAAAAAACAGTACCTAAACAAACGCGGTGAGGTCCCGGTTAAGAAGTCAGAATACATCGAACGAATCGCCCTACTGCTCAACATGAACCTTGAACTGCTCGAAAGTCTGGAAAAGGTCAATAAAGGTGTGCTTGAGGTCATAGAACGGGAATTAAGTAGGAATAACCGACCCTAAACCGTATAAAGTGAAAAAACCCCCAAAGCTGTGGAAGCCTTGGGGGTTTTTGTTTTGTGAGCACAACTTGTACCGACTTGCCGCGGCTTAGGGTCAGAACCCCAACAAATCTGCTCTTGACACATATAGCTTTAGCACTGTATAATATTGGCGCCCTACCGCAAATAAAAAAGCCCACCAGTTTGCACTGGTGGGCTCGGTTCCTGACCCTAAACCGTAGTCTGCTGGGCATGGGGCACCAGTTTTCGGGTTTGGGTTTCGCTCTTGGTGAGCTCATCAGAGGAATAGGGGGAAAAGCAGCAACGATGGTTGAGATTGCCGCGGTTTAGGGTCTGGTTGATTTCCGTGAGTGCGTTCCCCAGAATTTACTGCTTCCAGGTACTGAGACATTAGGGACCGATCAGAGCCAGACATCATAAAACTACAGACCAATATTACCATCTGCTAGCAGTAACTAACTGCTGCCTTTCTGAAGGGATAGTTTGGGAATCAAACTTGAGTCTCGTACTTAGGTTATCGACACTTGTAGTTGGCTAAGTGGACTCTGTTTGTGCGCGTTATCGCCCTTCCCAAACTATAATAATATTATACACTGTTTGAGTGGGGGCTGCAAGAGTAAATTTTTGCAGCCCCCGGTTGATCAGGCTTTGAGCACTTCGACCAGGCGGGTCAAAACATCCTGATTTGCTTTTTCCAGCGATTCAAACTGTTCACTATTCCGATCACACACCTTAGCAATGCGCTCGACCAGCTCAGCTTTGGTAACCCGGGCCGCCTGTGTAGTCCGGGTCTTCGCTACGTACACACCCTCGCGCGAAAGTTTAGCAACCACACTACGCACACTTTTACCAACCTGCTCAGCCAGTTGCTCAACACTTACACCTTGCTGATACTTCTGGACCAGTTCCTGAACTTGTTCAGGGGTATAGTTCATTACTTTGTCAGTCATTTGGGTTCTCCAATCAATCAATATAAATATTATACAGGGATTAGGCTTGGGAATCAAGTCAAGATTTTTTAGGCTTCAACCAGTCAGGTAAATCGCCTACGGTATCCGGTGGCACAAATTTGTTCATGTTGTTCCTTTAATCGCTGACTCAATATAAATATTATACATGGCTTAGCGGTCGCGGGCAAGACTAGATTTTTCGATTTGCCACTTTAGCACTGGCGCAGGAAGACCAAGTTTTTGCACTTGCCAAGGTTTTGCACTGGCGCACGCGCAAGATTTTGCACTTGCCAAGGTTTTGCACTGGCGCAACCTGCCCTGGAGGTTAGTAAGTGCTCACTAACTTGGTCCGGTTAGTAAGTGCTCACTAACTTGGTCCGGTTAGTAAGTGCTCACTTCGCTAGGCTGGCACGAATCTTGCTAGTGGCACGAATTTTGCTTGGTGCGAATGAGAATCATTCTCATCTAGGCCTGGCACGAATTTTGCTTTGTGGTAAAAAAGCCACGGTTACAAATTGTTACAATTCTGCGCTTGACACGGGCCGATTTTATATGATAAAATCGGCGCCAGCGCCTGGCACAGTTTTTGCCTTAGCAAGAACTGTGCCAGGCTGGGCCGGGCCGAAAAAAAGCCCCGACCGGAGTCGGGGCTGGCACAATCCTTGCCTAGTTAGATAGGCTTGGAATTGGCAAGCGCATCAAAAATCGCCTTCAGCGCGCGCTTGTTCGCTTTGGTAAGCGAGTCGGTATCAGCTTCGCTCAGGTTCAGAATTCGACCGATAGCATCCGCAGTCATATCCTTTTTCTGAACGGGTTCGCCGGTTTTCGTGGTATAAACCTTTTTCTGGTAAACACCCTCGCGCGACAATTTTGCCACAATCGAACGAACCGATTTGCCGAGATTTTCGGCAATGCTTTCCACGGTAACACCCGCGAGATAATCCGCGACAACCTGCGCGGTTTGCTCGGGAGTGTAGTTCACGGCTTTTTCTGCCATTTTGCTACCCTTCACAGTTTTGGCAAGCGCCCCATGCACCCGCCACAGAAAAGATTCTACACGAAAATCTAGCCCTGCGCCCTGGGCAAGCGATTGTATTTTTTAATCGACTAGGCGACCCCGATAGAAAAATATTTTGTAGAAAACCCTTGACACGGGCAAATTTTATATGATAAAATTTGGCGCCAGCAAGGTGTGATGTTATAACATCACACGGGTGTGATGTTATAACATCACATAGGCCTGGCAAAGTAAAACCCCTTTCGGGGTTTTATTTATTTATTGAATCCTGCAATATTAACCTGATAATGTCGCCGGAAATATTTTCGCCACCGATCAAAATAACCTGATGGAGAATGATTTACTGGAAGATTATTTTCAGATTGCCAAGCGTGAATATATTCATGCACAATGGTTGCAAATAATTCCATGGGATTCCAGATTTCAGCGCGTGAAACTTGGATTAGGTGATAATCGAATTCATCTTCCCATAATCCTACACAATAAACACCGCCGAGATTTATAGTCTTGCAAACCTGTAAAACTACGGGTTTGCGGATTTGAATTTCGGTTTCCGCAATTCGCTGGAATAGTTCAATGTCTGATTTGTGAAACTTCATTTTCTGGTATCCTCAATTTTGAAAAAAATCATTACCGCAAGGCAAAGCGAATTAAATAGATAATTGCCCAGCAAAATCCAGTCTTGTTTAGGCCAAATATAAATAATGGTGAATATCTCGCCAATTGCCCAAAGGATTAAAAACATCCACGACAAACCCTCAGCGGATCGTTTACGGTAGCATTCGACAACCTGTGGAATTGCACAGGTTGCAAATGCAACCGATCCGATAATACCGATTGCATCCGACATAATTAAATTGCCTTAAAGTGATTTTTGACCTGAAAATCGTACCATGTATGCGCTTTAAGATTATCGCGCCATTGTTTGCGCTTGATAATACTGGTCAGGATGGGCAATTCAAAATCGCGCGCATCCTCGATAGCGGTATGGGGTTCAATCTTAAATTCACCCTGAATAAATCCGCATACTGCCTCAGCGGTAGTCTTAAAAGACATATTACCCTTATCAGTCGGCGGATTAAATAAGTGATTCTCTAAACAGAATTGACGATATTTGCGAGTTCCGCAAATATTACCGATTGCCGCTTGCCACAGGCAAAACCGATCCGTGAATAGGTCAAGATCAATCGCAGTATTGCGACATTTACCCTCATCAAAGTTTAGATTATATGCCGTGAGAATAGGATTATATTTGCCTACCGCAAGCGCAAGCCAGCGATTAATTGCCGCAACTGATGCAAGCATACGCGCGCCAGAATCTAGCATGGCGACATATTGTGCTTCACGTTTACGCAAACCCGCAAAACCCCAAATATCTGATTTGTTTTTGTCGTGGAATAGAGTCTTATCCCCATATTCACCGCGAACCAGAACAGCACATTGTGTGAAAATCTTACCCTCACGATCAACAATTACCGCGCCAAAATCGGCCACGGTATCATTAATCGTTGTCTCAGTGTCAACGATACAAAAAAACTGCTTGCGAGCCATCATCTACCCTTTACCGGAAAGCGCCGGAAATCGCGCGCGGCAATTGCCACACCCAGATTCTAGCACAGAATCCAGCCCCATGCAAAAAATTCTAGTGGGGCAAACCCTTGTGTACAAAATACGACACGGGCCAGGTTTTGTTACAATTATTTACAATTTGGTCCTTGACACCGGCCCAATTTTAATAGTAAAATTGGCGCCAGCATGGTGTGATGTTATAACATAACATTGTTTCATGTGAAACAATGTTATGTTATAACATCACATGGCCTGGGCAAAATAATAGGGGCGTATGCCCCTATCGTCCTTCAACCCATTGCCACATTACGGGTTCCTCCTCAAGGTATTCGCGCGCCCTGTATCGAGAGGTTGTTACCAGATGACCGACCAGTAGGAAGCAAAAGGCAGTTTTCATTAGTGTCCCTGCTTGCTTGGAATGTAAACTCCACGGATACCGAAACGGTCGCAGACTGCTTTAAGGTAGTCCACATTATCCTCATAAAAAACAACATCGTCAGTCTGGAAGTTGACAAGGTTGAAAAACTTTGCTAGTCCACCGATTTTGAGGGTTCGACCTGATTGCGTATCGCCCTGTTTACGCGAAACGATATAATCGGGTTCGCCTAGAGTGTCGCGGATAAATTCTCGATCCGGTTCGCCTAGTACGCGCGCAGTCGCAATTATGGTATACGTTTCAGGATCGTCAAGGTCTTGCCAGTATTCTTCGACCAGCGGTAAGAGTGAATCGTCAAGCGCGCGGTATTCATTCTCGCGCCAGTAGTCTAGGTCGATACGCTCGCCACGCTCATCGATGACGGTCCGGTAACGATGCAGCGAGCATACAATGGTTCCGTCCATGTCGTAAATTCTAACGCGCTTGATTGCCATTATTTTAATTCCATTGTGTGAAAGGGTTTCGGTTCATACCCTAGAGTATACATGATTTCCTGCCATGGTTTGCCGTGATGCCGCTTATATTTTCGCCATCCGTTCAGGCAGTAGTCGATATAATGTGCAGTCTCATGGGTGAGAATTTGCCCCATCATTTCACGCCGGTATTCGCGCAAGTATGGGCCGCTGAGGGTAATCTCGCCAGTCTCCACAATGCACAAGCCAGCGGTACGGGTTAGCCGTTCCGAGATTTTGAAGGTTGGCGGGTTGTGCAATTCCAGTTCCGGCCAAATCCGGCAAGCATCTTGCCAAGGTTTTAAGAGCGGGTTTGAGTTCATGAGTAAGATAGTACAGGAAAATCGCGCCTAGTGCAAGCCAGGTGCCATTGTATTTTTCTATCGACACGCTCACGCCCATAGAAAAATTTTTTTGCAAAAACCCTTGACACCCGCCAATTTTATATGATAAAATTGGCGCCCAGGTGTTGCGTTTCCGCAACACCTGGGTTTACCCTAGTTTACGTCACCCTTGACAAATCGCAAAAAGTTCAGAGCAACTTCCAGCGTAGTCTCTCCGGGCATACGGGGAAACGAAACCGTTTCACCCTGAAAAGCCCGTTCCATTGCCAGAATCTCACCCTTGATCGGGTCATAGGCATCGAAGTCTGCACAATAGGCAACTGCGATTTTAACCCAGTTCACGGAATTCCGGCTCCATGATTCAGGCACACTGGGACGAACCGCGACGGTAATTCCGTCCTCAACATCATAAACCAGCGAGCCACCTTCTCCCTCAAGGTCGGACAGAAGATTACGCCGTAAAACTTGATCCCATTTTTTCATGATAAACCCTTTCAAGGTTAAGTTTCAGAGCCAGACCAAAACAAATTCTTCGTCGTAAGATACAGGCAAATCAGGAAAGTTATGCTCATCGAGCCAATCGTGTATATAGTACACAAATTCCTGAGCATCGTGCGTGCTTGAGAACGATACCGCAACAGCCTTGCGATCCTTGTGAAGTGCAAGGTTATCGATGCCAGCCCAAATCGCGCCACATTGCATGGCATGGTCAACTATCATTTGAGGATCGTTCATCATTTTGTTGCCTTGTGTTTTGTCCATGTAGAGAATTATACAGGTTTTTGGGGATTGTGCAACCCAGGGCATATAAGGAAAACCCTAATGACCAAAAAACCACGCTGTTACAAATTGTTACAATTAAATGCTTGACACGGGCCAAAATTATATGATATAATTTTGGCGCCAGCGTGTTGTAAAAATACAACACGCTCCCAGGCCTCGGGGCTTGCGCCCCGAGCCGTAGTGTGCTACGCCTTGCTGCGGATAAACTCCGCAATCGCAGCAAGCGCGCGCTTGTTTGCTTTGGCAAGTGAATCGGTATCCCCTTCTGAAAGGTTCAGTGCCTTGCCGATCATATCAGCGTGCTCATCCTTTTTGACGGGAGCCTCGCCCGTTTTGGTTGTGTATTCCTTTTTCTGGTATACACCCTCGCGGGACAGTTTAGCAACAATCGACCGAACCGATTTGCCCATTGCCTTGGCAATATCCTCAACCTGTACCCCAGCCTTGTAATCGGCCACAAGTTTAAGGGTTTGTTCCGAAGTGTAGTTCGCAGTCTTTTCAGCCATGATTTATTCCCCTTTGTCAATAAATGAAATTCCAAGCAAGCCAGCAGCAAAGCCAGCAAGTGCCAGCATTACGCTGGTAAGCCAGTATACCACAGAACCAGTCGCGGGTATCTGGTCAAGCCCGCCGGCTACGCCGGCAAGCAACACAATCCCAAAAAACACAAGCCCAAAACCTAACGCGCTTTTCATATTAGCCTCAATAAAGATTGTAATTCATAACGTGGAAGATACGGCAACCCTTGTGCATTGCCTTGACAAGCCCGCAAGCATCTTGCTCGCTTTGAGCCTGTAGTGTAACAGAACCTTGCTTGCCTTGCAAGTAGTAACTGATTGTATAGGTGTTCCGCATTGTGCTTCCAGGGTTGTGTGCTTCGATGTGTTTAATTATACAGGGTTGAAAATTTTGTGCAAGCATTGAATTGTAACAATTTGTAACAGCGCCAGGCCTTGTGATGTTATAACGTAACAGGGGCGGTTTTTTGACTTGACAAACCAAAAAATCTGAGCGCCCACCCACGCGTGTAACACCAAGGAAAATTTACCCATTGACCCTAAACCGCTAAACGTGTTACACTTTAAAAAACTACAGGATCACCATGAACCAACTACCCACCGACACCATCAACATAAGCCCCGAATTATTGGAGGTGGCTAATCTCTACCTAGAACACCAAAACACCCAGGAGGTAGCCACTGTCCTCCAGCTAGAACCCCACGACGTTGCCCAGATCCTAAAGCGTCCAGATGTGAAATCCTACATTAACCAGGTATTCTTCGACTTAGGCTTCAACAACCGGTTTCGTATGCGCCGTGCCATGGACGCACTTATTAGTCAAAAGTTTCAGGAGCTGGAGGAGTCGCAAACGGGCAGCACCAAAGACATATCGGAACTACTTGCACTCTCACACAAAATGAGCATGGAATTGCTAGACCGTGAGATTCAGCTGGAGAAATTACGGCAAGGTGGGCCTAAAAATCAGGTTAATGTGCAGATCAACGAGGGCGGTGACGGTACACGATATGGCCAGCTAATCCAGAAATTGCTGGGAGACAAACTTGCTTAAGGTGTCGAGACCCGATGTAGAGTGGGACGGCATTCAAGAATTCGACCCACATACCCGTTTTATTAAACTACCAATCGAAAACTATCTTAAGCTCATCGGAGCTTGGGATCAGCTAAACCGCGCGCAGCTGGCACTAATCAATGCGGTCAACAATCCACAATACCGTTTTGTTGTAGCCGCACTAGCACGCCGTCTAGGCAAAACCTATATTGCAAATATCATTGCGCAACTAGTAAGCCTAGTGCCAAACTGCAATGTCCTAGTGATCAGTCCCAACTATAATCTGTCCAGCATTAGTTTTGAACTGCAACGCAGGTTTATCAAACACTTTGAGTTGGAGGTGGAGCGGGATAACCTAAAGGACCGGGTAATTGAGCTGAGCAACGGGTCTACAGTCAGGATGGGTTCGCTGTCCACAGTAGATAGCACAGTTGGTAGATCGTACCAGCTTATACTCTTTGACGAGGCTGCCTTAGGCGACGGCGGTGAGGAGGCATTTAATATCCAGCTGCGTCCGACCCTAGACCGGGTAGATGCTAAAGCTATATTTATCTCCACACCTCGTGGCAAGCAAAACTGGTTCTCCCGATTCTGGGATCGTGGGTTCTCGGCAGAATTTCCGGAGTGGTGTTCACTCTGGGCAGATTATGAAGAAAATCCCAGGATGAGCCCTAAAGATATTGAAGAAGCCCGCAGGTCTATGAGCAAGCAGGAGTTTGAGCAGGAATACCTTGCGTCATTCACTACATTTGAGGGTCAGATTTATGAGTTACGGGATGATAACATCGTGCCTTGGGACCCCAAACTGCAGCTGGATCAGAGTACTCAGTTTATTGCGGGCTGCGACCCGGGATACCGAGACCCCACAGCCTTCCTAGTAGTAGCCTACCTGCCGGATCCACGTGATGCAGGCGAGGATAGGTTCTGGGTTATACGTGAGTACGAGGAGGCCGAGCAGACTACCCAGTATCATGCCCAACAGATTAAAAACATGGCAGACGAGTTCCAGATTGAACTAATCTTTATAGATAGTGCGGCAGCACAGTTTGCTCAAGACCTTGCCTACCAGTATGATATTCCGACTGTGCGTGCTCGTAAAGATGTACTTCCCGGCATCGCGTACGTGCAAACCCTAGTCGCACAGGGTAAGCTATGGGTAGATCCGGGCTGTACCAAGACCGTAGAGGCACTCAACCAGTACAAGTGGGATGATCGCGAGGGGCTTACACGTGAGAAGCCTAAGCATGATCGGTACTCTCACCTTATGGATGCGCTCCGCTACTGCTTATACTCGTTTACTAGATAATAATTATAACATAACTAGAAGGATTACACAAGTGAAAAAATTTATTCTTGTTGCGGGATTGGTTTCCAGCGCGGCAGTGGCCCAAGATTTTGGGTATGTACAAACTCCTGTACTATGTGGCCCTTTTAGTCGGTTCTTAGAGGTAGTAGGTGACAAAGATATTGCTGAGCAACCATGGTGGCGTGGGCAAAATTTGGAGGCCAACTCTAGTTATCTTATATTTAAAAACCCTAAAACTGATGCTTGGACGCTAGTTATAGTACATAAAAGTACAGCATGTTTACTAGGAGTAGGTACTGTAAGTGAAACGTACACTACCCCCAAGACTGAAAATGTGCATTGACTTATAGCTGCCCCGGTGGTATAATACTAACATTATGGCAAAAAATACTCAAAAACGTATACCTGTAAAATGGATCCGAGACCGTGCCAAGGGTGCTTACCAAAAGCAATCCACTTGCTGGGTTTGTGGAACCAACCAAGACCTTGAACTACACCATACCCACAGTATTACCCTACTCCTTGAACGCTGGTGCCAACAACTGGGCATCGAGCTGGATACGGATGATGAGGTACTTAGGGTACGGGATCAGTTCATTAGTGAGCATCACCGTGAGCTGTACGAACTAGTGTACACACTATGTAATCCACACCACGTTCGCTTACACCAGATATTTGGCAAAGCGCCTGGTCTGGGTACTGCTCAAAAACAGCAGCATTGGTTGGAACTGCAGCGTCAGAAACAGAGTGGTGAAGTTTTCCAGCAGCCTACGTGGGGATCTCCGTTTAGTGAGTTTACCAGTGGAGATAGCCGTGGGAATAAAACAATTTTTTAGTGACTTGCGCTGGAAACTCAATCCTGCGCAGGTTAGAATAGCACAAGAAGAGGGTACCATGATTGGTACCACTGCGCCCCTTACCTATCAGCAAGCGTTTAAGCGTGTTGAAATGGTTAACCGCGGCGTTAACTTAATTGTAAGTGCTTGTGCGGGTTTAGACTATGACGTCAAGGATAAGTTGTACGAGGGTGTGGTTGTAGGTACTCGTCAAAAGTCCCTAGCTACCATGCTAAACTACAGACCTAACCCCTACCAATCGGCACAAGATTTTCGTAAAAACATATTTACCGACTATTTACTAGAAGGCAATGTGTTTGTACACTACGACGGTACGTTTCTCTACCACCTGCCCGCTTCGCGTGTAGAAATACTCACCGATGAAAAGACATTTATCAAAGGCTACCGTTACAACGGATTGGTAGACTTTCGGGAAGGGGAGGTATTTTCACTCAAAGACCTGAGTAGTGATAGTATTTACCGGGGATCTAGCAGGTTGGAAAGTGCGCAGCGTTCGATTCGGACCTTGTACAACATGGAACAGTTTCAGGATGCGTTCTTTGAAAACGGTGCTGTGTTTGGCATGGTGCTTACAACCGAGAATACTTTGAGCACTATTGCCAAAGAGCGTACTATACAGTACTGGCAGCAAAAGTACAACCCTAAAGTGGGTGGTCGTCGTCCGGTTATCTTGGACAGTGGTTTAAAGCCACAAAAGATCACAGACACCAGTTTTAAAGAAATGGACTTTGATCAATCGATCAAGACTCATCAAGAAAAGATCCTGCAAGCCTTAGGCGTTCCGCCTATCTTGCTCATGGGTGGCAACAATGCCAACATTGCTCCTAACTTGCGCTTATTTTACCTAGAAACTGTGATGCCTATTGCCAAGTCCTGGGTAAGTGCAGTAGAACGGTACTTTGGATATGACGTGGAAGCAATCACACAAACGGTATCGGCCCTACAACCAGACATTAAAGATATTGCCAGCTACCATAGTACACTGGTCAACGGCGGTATTATAACACCTAACGAAGCTCGTCAGGAACTCCGCTATGATCGCATAGACGGAGCCGACGAGATAAGAATTCCAGCTAACATTGCTGGTAGTGCAGCAAATCCATCCCAAGGGGGTAGGCCCCAGGGTGGAAATGAATAGAGGAAATTATGGTAGACAAAAATAAGATCCTGTACTTTAACAGTGTCTTTACTAAAGCTGAGCCGCTACCAGCAGAACCAGACGTAATTGAGATTAGTGGATATGCATCAACTGTGGATGTTGACAGACACGGCGATGTAATCCCCACCTCAGTTTGGGAAAGAGGCTTAGAGAACTACATAAAAAATCCTGTTATCCTAGCATTTCATGACCATACTCAACCAGTTGGTCGTATGACTGAGCACAAAGTAGATGCAAAAGGATTATGGATTAAAGCTAGGATCTCAAAAGCTGCTGAAAAAGTATACCAGCTTATCAAAGACGAAGTTTTAACAGCATTTTCAGTTGGATTTAGAATTAAAGATGCGGAATATAATACAGCCGCAGAAGTTTTCCTAGTCAAAGACTTAGAATTACATGAAATTTCGGTAGTTTCGGTACCAGCAAATCAAAACACACTTTTTAATCTTTCAAAATCGTTTAACTCCGTTACGGAGTATCGTGAATTTATCGCGCAATTTGCACCCCAAAGCGAGTCAGCTAAAGGGCTAGACACCACTAGGCAAGCAAAGAGCACAACCAAAGAGGAATTGGACATGACTCCAGAAGAATTAAAGCAATTACTAGCCCAAACAGCTCAAGACGCTGCACAGCAAGCTGCTAAGGCTATCAAAGAAGAACAAGCTCGTGTAGAAGCTGAGAAAGCTGCTCGTGAACAAGCAGAAGCTGAGCTACAAGCACGTATCAAAGCAGCTGTTGCTGCTGTAACTCCTACTGAAACTGGTGCAGAAAAGCTACTAGCCGAAGTAGAGAAGCGCTTCCAAGAACAAGCAGAAAGCACCAAGAGTGTTATCACTGGCCTAGAAGCTGCCCTAAAAGAAAAAGCACAAGAGCTAGAAGCTATTCAGAAAAGCAAGATGCAATTCGTTGATGGCAAACAAGGCGAAATGAGCTATGCCGACAAAGAGAAAGCAGTTCTCTTAGCCAAGATGAGCGGCAAAGCAATCGACCAGACACGTCTAGGTCGTGAACTAGTTCAAAAGTACGGTGGTACAGGTCAAAGCCCTCACCAGCCAAGCGCAACTTGGGAACTAGAAGTTAGCCTAGCAATGGAAAACGAAGTTCGCCGTCGCCTAGTTGTTGCTCCTACCCTACGTAGTATTGCAATGCAAACTAACGTAATGACTATTCCTGTTAACCCCGAAGCAGGTGTTGCAAGTTGGGTTCAGAATAGCCAGTTTGGTGCCTCAGCTTCAGCTGGTAATACTGCTGTTCACGCTCTTAAAGAGATCACTCTTAACGCATACAAAGTTGCTACCAACGAGTATGTAGCCTTCGAAGAAGAAGAAGATGCTCTAATAGCAATTATGCCTGTTATCCGTGACGCAATGGTTCGCCGTGTTGCTCGTGCTGTTGATCGCGCAATGCTACGTGGTGCCGGTGCTGGTGCAGATCCTGTTAAAGGTCTTGCCACATACGACGAAACAAGCGCAGTTAATCTAGACATTAGCGATAACGCTAAGCTAACAGTTGCACTTCTACGTGCAATGCGTCGTGACCTAGGTGCTTGGGGCTTAGATCCTGCTGAGCTAGTTTATATTGTAAGCACAGACGGTTACTACGATCTCTTAGACGACGATAACTTCCTAACTGTTGATAAAGTTGGCACACAAGCTACTTTACTAACAGGTCAAATCGGTAGCGTTGCTAATACTCCAGTTCTAGTAAGTGCTGAGTTTGCTGATAAAGCCGCTGCTGCTGTTGGAGCAATCTGCTTTGCACCAGGTAACTTCCTAGTTGGTAATCAGCGTGGTCTACGTGTTGACACCGATGACCTAGTTGAAACACAACGTCGCGTAATGGTTGCCAGCCTACGCACTGGCATGACCCAAGTTACTACTAACCTTGGTCAGGGCGTAAGCGCTCTACGTTACGTAGCCTAATTCTCAGGGATGGGAACTAACAGGGCTATAAAGCCCTGTTTCTTGGCTAGATTCTAACGAGTCTAGCCCGGAAACAACAGGAGATAACATGGGATTAAGCCTTTTTACCAGACAAGAATATAAGTCGTACATAGGGATTAATAGCGCAAATTCTGACGGTGAAATTGATAGCTTAATTCCTAAGGTTTCACAGTTTGCAAAAACTTACTGCAAACGCACATTTATAGATTACTATAACGATCCGCTTATCGAGTACAGTACCGGCGGATTTGATCGTATTCTACTACGCGAAACTCCAGTGGTCACAGTAACTAGTGTTCAGCAGAGCAAAGACTACGGTCAAACTTGGACACCACTAGTAAAATTTACAGATTGGGTTGTAGATGGCGACGATATAATAAGCCTACATCCTAGCGGCATATTTGAGAAGTTAATTCGCGGCTATAAGGTTGCCTACTTTGGTGGTTACGAGATTGTGCCAGAAGATTTAAAAGCTGCTTGTATGGATTTACTCACATACTACAAAGACAATGATGCAGCAGTAAAGTCAACTAAAGCTGCTGGTACTAATAATACACAAATTGAATATGTACAAAGTAGTAGCCTGCCAGCACACATTAGACGAGTATTTGATCTCTACATGGCGGATTATGCGTAATGGGTATAGCAAATTTTACAGCAGCACTACAAAGTCAAGTATATAAAAATTGGTTATCTAATCTTGATAAAAATATTGTAACAGCCACCTCAAAGGCTCTTAGAGACCGAGAGCAGGTTAGTCAAAAAACTAGTTTTTATATTACGACTAGCACTGTAAAACAGCTATATAAAACAATAGCCAATATAGACATAGATAACAGTGAAGCTCAAATATTCTTATCAGACTTGTTAAAAGTAACTGCAACAAGCAAAGATACTATTAGTGGAACTCAAATTAATGTAAATGGTGAAACAGCAGTATTTTTTAAAAATATTGGTTTTGACACTATAAGTACAAAAATTACTAATATATTAGATGCTATACCTGAAATACAAGACGCATACTATGAGGCTGAACAAGTATACTATAAAAATGAAATAGAAGCCTTAAAAAATAATCCTAAATATAAATCAAGTACCACAGCAGAAAAAAGAAAGCTAGAAAGAGAAATTGCTGATAAAGCAAAAGAACGAGGTACTTTAGGATATTATTTTAATAAAGGTCACGTAATTAGTGTAGCCACCAATCTAGTACGACAATTCAGAAATCAATTAGCAAAAGTAGATTTTGAAACAAAGGCACAAAGAGATGCTCTATTAGAAGTACTTGATAGTTACATTGATAAATTAGTTCAAGATGACTTAGCTACAGCAAATTTACCAAATGCTGTAGATCAAGAACTTTATGCAGGATATATAAAATCTTCAAATACATACCTAGTTGAGCTTCAACATAGAGTAGGTAATATTCAGTCAGGACGAGCAAGTATTCCTATTATTGATGAATTAAGAAATATATTTAATTTATCAAATCAAGAGTTTGCTACAATAATTAATAAATCTCCTGCTCTGGGTATTACATTAATAAATACTCCAGGATCTCCAAGTTTTATAGACTTAATAGCAAAAGATATAGCAGATACTATTGCTGGCAAAACTCTTAGTAAAAAAGTATATAAGCAACAACCAGTATTAGTTGCTAAAAAGTCAAATAAGATTTCAAAACCAAAGTCTAATAAGCAAAAAATACAGACTTTGACCAATTTAAAAAATAAATTAAAAGCAGCAAAACCTGATACTAAAAAGATAAAAGAAAATTTAATATTAGAAGATTTAGTATCTCAGCGATCCCTAACGGATCTTCAAAATATATTAGCATCACAATTAACTGCTAGAATTCGTCAAAATATGGGAACTGGTAGCAGAACCGATATTTTAAACTACAGAACTGGTAGGTTTGCAGAAAGTGCTAGAGTTGAGCGGATTACTCAAGGCCGTGAAGGCATGATAACTGCATATTATAATTATATGCGATATCCATACGCTACTTTTAGTCAAGGCGGCAGACAGGAGTTTCCTAGATCCAGAGACCCTAAACTGTTAATCTCTAAGTCAATCCGTGAAATCATGCAAGAACAAATGATAACCAAAATGAGGGCCGTACTAGCATGACTAAGCGCACACAGATTACCAAAGCCCTAGTAGAAAAGCTAAAGCTAATAGACGGTACTGCACCATACACTACCAATGTGTATAACAACGCATATGCCAAATTAAAGTTCTGGGACGAAATACAAGATTTTCCTAGTATATATGCAACCCCCGGCAGCGAAACCCGTGAGTACATGCCAGGAGACTTTGCTTGGGGTTTCTTAAATATAGCAATTAAAGCATATGTTCGTAGTGAAGATAACACACAAGAGCAGCTTGAACAATTGCTAGAAGATATAGAACAATGCGTAGATTCTAACAGGGTTCTAATTTATGACACCGAACAAAATCTAGAAACAACAGAAATTCTAGTACAATCAATCACAACTGATGAAGGACTATTAGTACCTTATGGAGTTGGAGAGATTAACTTACAGGTTAGATATCCAATCGTGTAAGAACCCGTGCTAGTATAGCTAAACGCAGATAAATGTCTTGCTACGGCTAGTACTGCACCCAATAACAAGGAAAAAAGATGAGTTATAATTTAATTCGTAACGCTAGAGTGTTTTGGACTAAGAATGTTGGTACAACAACTGGTGTAGTAGCCGCAACTGGGTTCACAGCAGCTAATACTCGTGAAATTCAAGTCTTGGATGGCATGAGCTTTTCACAAAACACTACCACAGAAACAGTTGCCTTAAACGAAGCCGGAGCTACTCCTAGCCGTGGTCAGCGTCAGTTTAATACTGCACTAGATCCAGTTGACTTTTCATTTACTACTTATATGCGTCCACAAGATGCTGGTGCTAATATTACTGCAGAAGAAAGCGTACTATGGGGTGCTATGTTTAGTGCGGACGGTACAGCTTGGAGTGATGCAACATCTGCTGGTACAGTAGTAGCTACCAGTTCAAACGTACACCAACTACAAAAATTTGGCCTAGTTATCGTTCTAGACGCCACAACTTTTGTAATTGATGATTGCGTTGTAAACACAGCTACTGTAGATTTTGGCTTAGATGCAATTGCAAGTATTCAGTGGGCAGGTCAAGGCAAGTTTCTTCGTCAAATTGCTACTCCTACATTTGTAGACGCAGATACTTGGAGCGGTAGTTTAGCAGGCGACTTTAAAACTAAAGTTACAACTGCTCCTTACATAGCTAATAAGCTAAGCGTGGTTACACTTGACAGTGAACTTAGCGGAGGCACAGCTTATACACTAGCACTTACAGGTGGTAGCTTAACAATTACCAATAACATTACTTACTTAACACCTGCTAACTTAGGTGTAGTAAATCAACCTGCTACATACTTTACTGGTACTCGCGGTATTACTGGTACCCTAAACTGCTACTTACGTACAGGTGCTACAAACAGTGCAGGACTAATGAGTGCCCTTTTAACTAGTAGTACTACTGACGTAGACCCTGCTTTCCGTGCTATAATTAAAGTAGGCGGTACAGGAGCAGATCGTGTAGAGTTTGACATGCCAGCTATTGTGCTAAGTATTCCTAGCGTAAATACGGAACAGGTTGTTAGTACAGCCATTACATTTACAGCTCAAGGCAGTGCAAATAGTGCCTTTGATATTGCTAGTGCAAACGAATTAACTGTAAGATATTATACAACTAATGCTTAAATAGTAGTCCACGTACAGGGAGTACATACTCCCTGTATTTTATAAACCAAAGGTAATACATGACTCTTTCCCTAAAATCCCTACTAGTACCCTCAAAACAAGTTGAAGTAGAATATCCCGGAATGCCTGGGTTTTTAATTCAGATTGCATTCTTATCCCGCGAAACACTGCTCAACATTCGTAAAAAGTCTACCAAGACTACATTCAAGAATCGTCAGCCCAACGAAGAATTTAATGAAGATATTTTCCTACAACTATACGTAGAAAATGCTATTAAAGGCTGGACTGGATTTAAGCTACAATACTTAGAACAACTTGCCCCTGTTGATTTAACAGGCCAAGATTTAGAACACGAGCTGAAGTATACTCAAGAAAACGCACTATTCCTAATGAAAAATTCTAGCAATTTTGATGCCTTTATTAGTGAACAGGTAAGCGACCTGGGAAACTTTTCCAAGAGCAATTAGCTCAAACTGAACGTGATATAAAAAATTATATTCAAAATACTAGTGTAGGTATGACTCAAGATCAGTATTTTGAAATGTGCGAACAATTAGGCACAGAACCTAATCCTGATGAAATTCCAGTAGTTTTTGATGATTTTTCTTTAGAAGTTCAAGAAGCTTTTGAAATATACAATCTATTAAAAGATGAATGGGATGGTTTTAATGGTTTATATTTAGGAAAAAATTTAGTTGGCATCACAGAAATATTTAATATTTCTGGCACAGAATCTGAATATAGATATATTATGGTGCTATTAATCAAAATGATTGATAGAATCCGCATACAAGAAACAAACGCAAAAAAAGAAAAACCCGCTAAGTAAAAACTTTTGCGGGTTTTTTTACATCCTAAAATTTTTGGGTTGACACCACAATGGTTTTGTGTTAAAATGGGTATACTAAATATTAAAGGCTTGGAGCTACCATGGCTGGTAATACAATTAATTTACAATTAAAATTAAACTCTAATATAAAAGATGAAACTAGGGATGCCAGAGCGTTTCATAACGAGATAAAGGCAGCTGCAGCGGCATCTCAAAATATTGAGTATGGCCGTGCTCGTGGTGCTATGGGAAGCACTGGAGCTAGTGCTCGTGATTTTGCTAATCAAGCTCAAGGCTTAGGCGGACTAGTTCGTATATATGCAACTGTAGCTGCTAATAGTTTTGCAGCAATAAGTGCTTTTAATGCACTAAAACAAGCTGCTGATACTACTACACTTAAACAAGGTTTAGATCAACTAGGAGCAGCTAGTGGTATTGCTCTAGGAGCACTAGCAGATGGATTTGTTAAAGCCACAGATGGAGCTATTAGTTTTCGTGAAGCTGCACAAGCTGCAGCAAAAGCTACTAGTGCGGGACTAAGTTCGCGGCAATTTTTACAAATTGGTGATGTAGCTAAAAAAGCCTCACAAGCACTAGGTATTGACTTAAATGATGCGGTAAATAGACTAACTCGTGGTATTACAAAATTAGAGCCTGAATTACTAGATGAATTAGGTATTTATACTAAAATTGGTCCTGCTGTAGAAGAATATGCTCGTAAAATAGGTAAAGCAGAAGCTAGTTTAACAGATTTTGAACGTCGCCAAGCCTTTGCAATTGCAGTCCTAGATGAAGGAAATAAAAAGTTTGGAGAAATTGATATACCAGCTAATCCTTATCAACAACTAGAAGCTAGTATACGAAATCTAACACAAGCTGGGCTTGAACTAGTAAATAAATTCTTATTACCTATTGCAGATGTATTTGCAAAAAGCTCTACACTACTTACAGTTGCGCTGGGGGCTATTGCTATAAAACTTACGCAAATGGCAATACCAGCACTTACTAGCTGGAGAAGTGAATTATTAGAAAGTGCAAAGGTAGCAAAAGACAAGTCTCAACAAATTAATGAAGCATTTGGAGAACGATTTGTTGATCGTATTAATGCTAGTTTTAAAGTACCAGAACTAAAACAAAATTTAACTAATGTAGAACAGCAATATCAAAAAAGCCGCGAACAGCTATTAAATATAGATAAAGACTACGCTGAAAAACGCAGATCTGCAGTATATAAAGCTGCTCGTGATCCTGGTGCTTTAGGCTCCATGAATGATGCTGCCCTAAGCAAATTGTCTGGCCAAGTACAAAAAGAAATTACTGCACAAAATAAATTAGGTACTGATGCTGCAAAACTACAAGTAATAGCCTTACAAGAATACAAACAAGCAATCTTACAGGTATTACAAGCAAGAAAATCTCTTACTATAGCAGAAGCAGGTGCACTAAAACAAGCTGAAGCCGGCCCAAAAACTTTTGCAGAATGGCAGCGTGAGCAAATTTCTAGAAAGGCAGGTGCTCGTGCAGAACGCTTGGGTATACTTGCTGCAATCGGTGAAAATGTAGAAGTGCTAGGGTTTACCGAAGCGCTTAAAAAAATGAACGAAGAAATTAAAAAATCCAGAGACATGAATGGTTTGGATAAATTAAGAACTCGTATACAAGGCACATTTACAGCCGGAATAACTGCTGTTAGCATATTTTTAAGATCAATTGGTACAATTGGTCAAGTAATAGCAGCAGCAGCAGCAGCTTTTGCAGCTTTTGACAGCTATATGAGTAGAAATACAAAGCAAGTTCAACTTTTCAATGAAGAAATTGAGAAGAATACTAAAGTTGTAGAAAATTCTCAACGAATGCTAAAGCTATATGTTGGTAGTATTACTACAGATAGTTTATCAGCAGTAAGTACTTCTCTAGGAGAACTAATAGACGGGGTAGATGCACTAACTAAAAAATTACAAGATACTCTAACTAACCAAGGTTGGTGGGATAGTTTAAAACAAAGCGTTCTAGGGTTTTTTGGAGAAGGAGTACAAGCTGATTTTGCTACGCAGATTGCTAACAACTGGACTCAACAAATTGCAAGTATTCCAGAAAGTGAAGCTAAAGAAGCGGTTAAAGAAAAATTACGAAGTATTTTAAATATAACTGATTTAACTAGTGAAAATATTCGACGAGCAGTTGCAGGCTCAAAAAGTCCTACACAAATAGTTACTAGTGGGCAAGGAGAAATAGGCTCTGCAGCCGCTGAAGTACGTCGTGCAGGTGGTGCAGCAAATGCAACTCGTGAATCTATAAATAACTTAACAAAAGCCAGTCAAGAACTACAAAATACTTTTGCAGATACTAGTCCCCTAACCAAATTTGCAGATGCTTTAATAAAATCTTCTTTTGATATACTAGAAAGTTTAAAAGATATGCGTAGTGGCATAGCTGCGTTTAAAGAAATTTTAGCTAAACCTGCAGCTTTTGCTATGCTTGAAATGGGCGATATAAAACAGTTCCAAGATATTGTAAAAGCACAAGAAAATTTACTAAAAGCAGAAAGAGAAAGAGCTACTCTTCAAAATGACTTATCAGTATTGCAGCCCCAAATTACAACTGGATTAGCGGCTACTCGCGGAACATTTTTTGGAAGACAACAATTACAGCAAGCAGAACTACTGCCGGGTCAAAGAAACATAAAAGCTGTAAGTAGGCTTATACTTAAACGTGAAGATATTGAAGAACGTATACGTGAACTAGATACTAAAATTTCTGAAGCTGCTGATAAGGGTACAGCTACCGCATTTGAAGCAATTAGAAAAGTATTTGTTGATAATATAATAAAAGGTTTTGATCTACTAAATAAAGCCACGGAAATAGCAAAACGACAAGGAGTTATCCAAGTAGGTCAAGCAATTATTTCGGGTATTAGCGGACCAGGTTCAGCAGCAGTAGCTTCTAGTTTAAAACAAAAAGAACTTGACTTACAGCTTCAACAAATTAATACTATGAGCAATTTAGCAGATCAACTATTGCTAAATACCTTAGCAGTTGAGCGTGCTACTGCAGCCAGACAAGCAGAAGAATTAGGAAGAACAGCAAATAATTTTGGTTTTGAAGTAACTGGTCAAAATGCTTCAGAATATTTAGCAGCTAAAAGATTAGCTAGTGATTTGGGCAGAGTTAGTCAAATAGTTGCTGGTGGTGGAAGAATCACTGGCGAACAAGCGACAACTATGGAGCCTGGTGCTGGAAAGTTTGCTTTACAACGAGCTACTAGACAGTCTGGAGAAGATATTGCCAGACAAGGTATACTAACACAAAAAGAAATTGATAGACTTAATTTAATAGTTGCCTTAGAAAATGAACGTAGAGCTGTCCAAAAAGATACAGAAAGATTAACAGCACAAAGAGTTGATAATGCTCAAAAAATTATAGGACTACAAAATTATAGTATTACCCTACTTGCAGAAGAGCAGCTTAAAGCCCAACAACAAATTGAACGTCAACGTCAATTTGAAACTCAAAAACAAGCTTTTAATGATGTAAATTTTGAAATAACTAAAGATATAAAAAGAGAAGAAAATTTAAGAGGTAAAAATTTAATAGAAGAAGCAAATATTGTTAAAGCAATAATACAATATAAAAAAGAACAGCTAAAAGAACTAGGAAGACAACAAGGTATAGAACGTAATATATTATTTATTCAAGATGCTCAACAACAAATTGCCGCAAAAAGTGCTTTAGAAACGTTTCGTAGAACAAGTGCAGCCGAAAGCAGGTCTAGAGTTTTATCAAGTGTAGAAAATGAACTACAAACAGAACAACAATTATTAGATATAGCTAATGAACGCGGAAGATTAACTCCAGATCAATATGCACAATCTAAAAAGTCACTTGACTTAAAAATATTAGATTTAAATACCACGCGACAACAAGAGCAAGTTCAAAATAAATTAGTAGACGCCGAAACAAAATTAAATGATGAAATTAGTAAAGCTGTACTAGCAGCCACGGAACAAAACCCAATTACTCCTGAACAATTAGCGCTATGGGCAGAAAGAAGATCAGTAATTGAACAAACAGCTAATGATGAACTATTAGCAGATAAAAAAATTGCAGAATCAAAAAGACTTCTTATAACTCTACAATATGATTTAACTGATCGACAAAAAGCCTATACTGATATATTTAAAAATAGTTTTAATAGTTTAGCAGATGCAATGGTAAATTGGATGCAAACCGGTAAATTGGCAGGTAAAGAGCTATTTAATAGTTTGATTGCTGACCTAACTCGTTATGAACTTAAACTACAAATGATGGAAGTGTATAAAGCAGCAAGACCTGGACTTCTTAGTTTGCTTACCCCTAGTTTTAATAATCAACCAGGGGTTCCTACAACTACACCCGATTTTGAAGGAGCAGGATTTTTTCTTAATCAAGCTAAAGGTGGAGCTTTTGATTTGGGTATTAAAACGTATGCCAAAGGCGGCATGTTTACTAACTCAATAGTAAATCAACCTACACTATTTAAATTTGCACGTGGAACAGGCCTAATGGGCGAAGCAGGGCCAGAGGCCATAATGCCCCTAAAGCGTGATAGTCAAGGTAATCTAGGAGTTAGTGGCGGTGGTCAAAAAACTGAAGTAGTTATCAACAATTATAGCAATCAACCAGCAACCACACAAGAAACCACAGATAGTCGTGGTAATAGAAAAATAGAAGTAGTAATTGGTGAAATGACTGCTGGCGAGTTTCAAAGAAGCGGCAGCACTTCACAAAGAGCTATGAGAAGTACTTTTGGGCTTGCGCCTCAGCTAATTAGGAGATAAATATGGCATATACCTATACTTGGCCGGCTTGGTTACCGCAAGTTCCACAAAAAGGCTTTACCGAAACTGGTGGCGTAAATATTATTAGAACTCCAACCGACGCTGGTCCTGCTAAACAGCGTCGCAGGGGTAAAAGGCCTAGTACACTAAATCTTACTTTTATAATGACTACTGCTCAAACTACTCAACTTGAAAGTTTTGTAGATTATACTATTAACGGTACAGCTCGTTTTGGATATCTACACCCTAGAACTAATCAAATTATAGAAGCCCGAATAGTACCTACTCAAGATGGTCAGTTATACACTTATACCTATCTTGCTCCAGGCTACTGGACAGTTGCACTAACTTTTGAAGTATTGCCATGAGTAGATTAACAACAATGAGTGCAGGTGCTTTACAAGCAGTATTTGCACAAGAAACAGAAAATGATTTAATATTGTTAGTTACTATATACGATCCACTAAATCCAACACAAGTAGTTTTGCGAATTTGTGATGGATTTACAGGACGCATATCAGAAACTGCAGATGAAGTAACTTACGGTGTTCCTAGTAGGGGGTTTAATTATACGTTCTTACCCGTGGATATTACCCTACCAGACGAAGCTGAAAATTCAGCACCACAATGTTCTATTACATTTTATGATGTAACACAGTATGTAATGCCAATTGCTCGTAGTATTAGTGGCAGACCGAAGGTTAAATTAGAACTAGTATTAACTTCTACCCCTGACGTAGTAGAGGCTAGTTTTACCGGATTTTATATTACTAGTTTTACTTATAATGCAGATAGAGTTACTGCAACTTTATCTATGGTAAACTATGAACTAGAACCCTTTCCACAATACTCATTTACACCAGTATATTTTCCAGGATTATTCTAATGTGGGCAAATAAATACATAGGCATACCTTTTAAAAGCAATGGGCGAGACTGGCACGGCGTAGATTGCTGGGGACTGGCACGCCTAGTGTATAAGGAAGAATTTGGTATTGAACTACCTAGTTTTACTGAACAGTATTACATAACTGATACACCCAGAATTGAAGAGCTAATAAATCAGTACAAAGAAGGTTGGGTACCTGTACAGGAACCAAAATGCGGTGACTTAATCTTATTTAGAATTTTTGGAAGTGCTAGTCATGTAGGTATACTAGTAGATGAAGGCAGATTTATACATAGCCGACATGGCTATGATGTAGCTATTGCTGAGTTAAATAGTACTCGCTGGCAACACAGAGTATTAGGGTACTTTAGATATGATTCAAATATTGCAGAAAAATTAAATGAACTACCCCCTGTACTAGAAACTAAAGTATTAACCGTTAGTGTTAATACACTAGATGAAGCATATGCCGATTTATCTAAACAGTTTGATATTGCCAATACCAATTCTGTTGTTTTATTATTAAATAATCATATAATACCAAAAGAATATTGGCCAATTACAAAATTACAGCCAAACGATATAGTTAGTTATAGACAAGTTGCCGGGGATGACGGTATGGTTCGTATGGCATTAGTTTTTGCCGTAGTTATAGCAGCACCATACCTAGCAAATTTTGCTGCAGGTGGTAGTATTGGTATTGCTGCAGGTGCTTCAGGTGCAGCAATTACTGGGGCAACTGCAGCTTTAGCTACAGCTGCAGTAAGTACTGTAGGTATGTTATTAGTAAATGCTATATTTCCTGTAAGACCACCCGCTGGTCCACAGGACCCAGGATCTACAGAAGCTCAACTAATGATAAATGGAGTAGCAAATAGAGCAACACCATATGAAGCTATACCCGTTGTCTTAGGCACTGTAAGAATTACTCCTCCATTAGCTGCTGAGAATTATATTACTTATCCTGAAGAGCGTAATTCTTATTTAACCACCGCAGTAGTGTGGGGATTTGGTCCACTTCAAATTACTAATCAAAAAATTGGCGATGTTGATATTAATAATTATATTATACAACAAGGAGCCACTTTAAATGGTTATGATGATACTTTTGCAGGAATAGCTTTATTTAATAGTATTTATGCAAGAGATGTTGAGCAAGATACAGTAAATGTTTTATTAGTATGTGACGGCCCCGCAGAGCCTACAGTAACTGGCGGTGAAATTATAGGGTATCACCAACAGGACTTTTATGATACAGAAACTGGAAATTTTTGGAGTTATAATGACTATGAACGTCCTATACTAAGCCCAACTACTACAGTATTTGGAACACCTGGTCCTTGGGTTTCTGCAAGTTCTACTCAAACTGCTACAGAACTTACCCTTGCTTTTCATATGCCACAAGGTATGAGAAAGATTTTAACCACTAATGGAACTACGTCTAGCCATTCAGTGTATATAGAAACACAGTATAAGCACGATCCAAACAGTAATGTATGGATTCCTTGGGAAAAATTTACAATATCAGGTGATAAAAAAGATGCTTATACAATTACTAGAACCAAAACTTTTTCTACATCGCAATTAATTCAAGTACAAGTACGTAGAATAAGTGGAGATAATGTTGATGACGATCCAAATTATCGTTACATGCATGATGTAGTATTTTTAAGCGCAACTTATACTAGTAATAGATTTCCAATGAAACTCCCCAAGGATTGCACTTTAGCTAAAAGTGCATACAGTATAAAAGCGGAAGGACAGCTAAGCAATCAATTAGAAGGTATAAATGCACTAGTATCTAGTAGATGCAAACCTCTTGGTACATTAGATGGTAATGGCAATATAACAATTAATTCAACTCCAGGTACAACCTTTACCGAAGTAACCAATAATCCTGCTAGTTTATTTTTTCATGTATTAACTCACCCTGCAAATCCTCAAAGAATACTAGATACCGAAATTGCTGAAAAAATAAATATACCACAATTACAATATTGGTATAATTATTGTAATACTTCGCGAACAATAACTTATACTAGACCAAATTCAACACAAGTAACTAAAACTTATAAGTATACATATAATGCTGTAGTAGGTAACCAGCGAAGTATACTAGACGTTTTACGCGATATTTGTGCAGCAGGCAGAGCTAGTCCGGCACTAATTGACGGTAAGTGGACAGTTGTAATAGATGAACCTAAAACTACTATTGTTCAACATTTTACTACACATAATAGTTGGGGATTCGAAGGTGTACGTGGGCTGGCAAAAGAACCAGATGGATTAAAAGTAAGTTTTTATGATGAAGAACAAAATTATCAACAAGTAGAAACAATTGTTTATAATAGCGACAAAACCGAACAAAATGCAGAACTTTTTGAAAGTATTACATTACCTGGTATAACCAATGAAGCCATAGTAGTAGATCATGCTAAATGGCACTTTGCACAAGCTAAACTACGCAGAGAAGTTTATAGTTTAAATGCAGATTTAGAATACTTAGTATGTAACAGAGGGGATAGAGTAAAAGTTACTCATGATGTGCCTGCTTGGGGCTTAGCTTCAGGCAGAGTAAAAAACTTTTATATTACAAATACTAGTTATACTCTTGTAGAATTAACAGAAAACGTACCCATAAGTAATGGCAAAATATATACAATTAGATTTAGAGGAAAAACAGGACAAAGTACAACATCTCAAGTAAAAACTACTTTTGTATTTACAGGTTTTACCAGACAAAATAATGTATTAACTATAAACTTAAGCCCTACTATAACTGGTGGAACAATACCTTTTGATGAAACAAATATTATTAGTATTAGTTCTCAAAACTATCCAGCCATTGCAGCTACTAATATACCTGTAACCATTAATAGAACAAATAATACTATTAGTTATCCAAATGTAGGAATTGATGAAACAGTTACTAATGCTATAGGAATCATAACTCTACAATCCGGAATGTATAGATTTGTACATTTGTTAAATCCTATAAGTACTGAGACCCCCGGAATGCCTGGCATAAGAAATTCAACATTGCTAGACTACGATAATTTATTTATGTTTGGTGAACTAAATAAAGAAAGTCAAGATTTACTTGTAATTAGTATAGAGCCTAGCACAAATAAAACTGCTAAACTTACCCTAATGGACTACGGAGTTACAGATTCTTATAATATTTTTACAGACTACAAAAATTTAACCTCTAGTATTATATTTGAAACTCAAATAACCTTACCTCCAGCAAGATTAATAAATAGTTTTACCAATAATCAAACTCCTATAGTAACTCAAATTTATAGCGATGAACGAGCAGTAGATATAATATCTCCTGGAGTTAATAAGTATAATATAAAAATATCTTATGCAACAGTTGATGATATTCCGGTAACTACAAAATTTGTTCAGTGTGAATATAAATACGCAACAGTTGCAGATATAGATAATAGTAATACTAAAGTAATTAATTCTGAATTTACTTCTGGAACTATTACTATAAGCGATGTAATAGCTGGAGAAAGTTATAAATATAGATTAAGATATTTAACTAGTGATACTATAGTAGGGCCTTGGACCGCTTGGGCTACTCATCAAGTAGCTGGTTTAACAATAAACCGTGCTTTAGTTTCTAGTATATCAGTAAAACGCTTGGGCAAAGTCCTTAGAGTAACTACTGTAGTAGGAATTTTACCAAATGATTTTAAATACTTTAAAATTAAAATATTTAAAAATACTGGAACTGGAGACTTTTGGTCTACTACGGATGCTAGTATAATAACTCTAAATACTTCTGCAACCTATGTTGATGTAAATCTACTGGATTTTGCAAGTCCAAGAATTAGTGCTTCAGGAATTAAATATAGAATTGCATGCAGAATGGTCGATGCCGCAGGAAATGAAAGTTTGGTAAGCGCATTAACTGATATTACATTAACAACAATATCACCTTAGGTGTATACATGTCAGCACAATTATTTTCAGCAGTTAAAGGACTACAGCTAGTTGTAAGCTCTCCTGTAGATAGCGACGGCAGTCCACGCGACGACCTAATAGGCATTAAAGTATGGTATAGTATAACAAATGCTAATTTTGATCCAACTATACCAGGCCAAGCCACTTTAGCATATAGTGGCGATGGTCTTAATGTGTTTATTCCTGATCTTACACCAAGTATTACATACTATGTAAAATATGCACTAATATCCTTTTTAGATACTGATAACTATGCTATTTCTAATGCGTTAACTGGTACTCCTACAATAGGTCCAGCTACAGTTGCATTAACTACGACTGCTCAAGCATTTGCTTATGCTAGTGATGGAACTACTCCTACACCAGCTAATGCTACTATAACCGCTACAGCACAAAATACTACTGGAACAGTATATTTTGAGTTTATACTAGCAGGAACTACAGTACAAAATACTACTAGTAATACTTATACATATTCTCCACAAGCTAATTACGGTTCAATGCCTCAACAAATAGTAGTTAAAGTACGAGAAGGAACCAATAATAGTACAGTATTAGCACAAGATACACTATCGTTGTTTGGTATTAAACCCGGTACTAATTCTATCTCCGGATTCTTAACTAATGAAGCAGCTGTAGTAGCAGCAGCTAATGACGGTACTGTAACTAGCTTTATAGGTACTGAAGGTACATTTAAAGTATACAATGGTACTACAGACGTTACTACTGCTAGTACTGCATTTAGCGTTGTAGGTACACCTACTGGTATTACTATAGCTATTAATAGTATTGGTGCATATAGTATTAGTGCATTATCTGTAGATAGTACTACAGCCACACTAAGAGCAGTATATAATAATGTAACTATTGATAAAGTTTATAGTATTTCAAAAAGTAAGACCGGAGCACAAGGAGCACAAGGACCTGAAGGAGTTAGAGGTAGTGTAAATAAATATTTAGATATAACACCCGGTACTACATGGAGTGACACTAGTGCAAATAATTATTTTACTACTACTTATGGTACAAAAATATTAAATGATACACTTACTGAGTTTAATCCAACTCAAAATTTTTCGCAAACTAGATTTTGGAATGGTTCAGAATGGGCAGTAGTAACTCAAGTAATAGATGGTAATTTAGTAGTTAGTGGAACTATAGGTGCAGCTAAAATTAGTGCTAACGCTGTTACTGCTGATAAAATAGCCGCTGGTAGTATTACAGCTGATAAATTATCCGCTACTACAGCATTAGTTAATCAATCACTAACAGTAGGTAATCCAGTAGTAACAGACACAACTATTACATCAGGTAGTGGAGCCGTTATTACTGGAGGAAGTAGTAATGCTAGCAATACTGTAGCTTTTGGCAATAGTACTGCTAATATTGTAGTAAAAGATGGAGTTATTGCTCTTAATGGAGATATAGTAGGTACAAGTAATATTAAAACAAATGCAATTACTAGTGAAAAAATAGTTTCTGATGCCATTACTAGTGAAAAAATAGTTTCTGATGCCATTACTAGTGTAAAAATAGCTACTGATGCTATTACTAGTGTAAAAATAGCTACTGATGCTATTACTAGTGTAAAAATAGCTACTGATGCTATTACTAGTGTAAAAATAGCCAATGATGCTGTTACTGCTGATAAAATTATTACTAATGCTGTTACCGCTGATAAAATCAATGCTAACGCTGTTACTGCTGCTAAAATAGAGGCTAATGCTGTTACTGCTGCTAAAATAGAGGCTAATGCTGTTACTGCTGATAAAATCAATGCTAACGCTGTTACCGCTGATAAAATTAGTGCTAACGCTGTTACTGCTGATAAAATCAATGCTAACGCTGTTACCGCTGATAAAATCAATGCTAATGCTGTTACCGCTGATAAAATCAATGCTAATGCTGTTACTGCTGCTAAAATAGAGGCTAATGCTGTTACTGCTGATAAAATTAGTGCTAACGCTGTTACCGCTGATAAAATTAGTGCTAATGCTGTTACCGCTGATAAAATTAGTGCTAATGCTGTTACAGCCGATAAATTAAGTAGCAATACTGTACTGGTAAATCAATCACTAACAGTAGGTAATCCAGTAGTAACAGACACAACTATTACATCAGGTAGTGGAGCCGTTATTACTGGAGGAAGTAGTAATGCTAGCAATACTGTAGCTTTTGGCAATAGTACTGCTAATATTGTAGTAAAAGATGGAGTTATTGCTCTTAATGGAGATATAGTAGGTACAAGTAATATTAAAACAAATGCAATTACTAGTGAAAAAATAGTTTCTGATGCCATTACTAGTGAAAAAATAGTTTCT